TCTCCTAAAGCGGGTGTCGCAGGTTCGAATCCTGCCGGGGGCACCGACCTGCACCGCAGGTCAAGTGACATGTGAGGCCCTCCATTTGTTCGAATGGAGGGCCTCACGCACGACCGGAGTCCACATGGAGTCCACATCCCCACGCGATCATGGAGATGGATCACTCGTTCGGGGGGCTGGATATAGCCAATCTGACGCCTAGAGTTCGAGGTGATGAGGGCTGGTGCGCCTCCCCGCGCGCGCCAGACACGCGCTCGTCCCTTCCTGTGCTGTTCGGTTGGGGAGAACCGACTCACAGGCGACGGCCCCCACCGAGAGGATCGGTGGGGGCCGTTCGTACAACGTAGACCGCCCCACCCCTGCACGGGGGTGGGGCGGTTCGCTCTGACCGAGTCAGAGCGGGAGATGGCGCAAACGGCGGACACGCGAACACCGCAGCGCCACCCCGTCCCCATACCTGCGCAGCGCGCAGAACAGGGCGGCATTCAAGATCGGAAAATGCCGAACATATTCAGCAGACTTATGATCACGCCCGGCAGAGCGTGTGTCGAGTGCACGAACTGCCGGAGGACCCCGCCGACTGGCTCGCCACCCACCAGCGCGAGATCGGCGCCCGCATCAGGGCCGAGCGGCTCCAGCAGAACCTCACCCAAGAGGCACTGCATCTCGCGGCTGGCGTCGACCGCGTCACCCTGCAACGTGCAGAGGCCGGACGGGACGTGCGGATCTCCACGCTCCTGAGGCTGGCCCGCGTACTGGGAGTCCCGCTCCGCGACCTGGTCTAGCCTCCGCCGGTCGCCTCGGCCTTAGGTACGACTGCGGCTTCGGCGGTGTGGCACGGGCAGTCGCACCGCCCGGACACCGCAGGCACCGTCCACGGCGGCACGTACACGGCGTAGGTGCCGTGGCAGATGTCGTGCATCCGGTGCTCGCACTCCGGCGCCAAGTGCTGCTCACCCACGGCCGTACCCCCGGCGGTGGGTGGGCGCGACCTCGGCGGGCGCGGGGTCGTCCGGGCACCAGACCGCATGTCGGTGGACGGTCCTCCCGGGCCCGGACGCGGACGGCATGTCCTGTGTCTCGCACGCTTGGTCATTTTGGATCAGCTTGTGGCAGCGGGCGCAGATCAGCATCCGCCGGCCCCCGTCCTCGTCCCCACGGCGATCGCGTCGGACCCGGCGAGACGGACGAGCGCGCGGAGCACGATGCCGAGCCGCTGGTCCCCGAGTTCTTCCAGTCGCCACAGCGGGACGACCCGAGGGAACGCGGTCGCGATGAGAAGGGTCAGGAACGCGTCCTCGCCCGCGTTCAGCGCGAGCTCGGAGCGGTAGCGGGACTCGAAGCGGGGCCAGTCACAGAAGAGGCCGGCCCCGGTCTCGACGATCAGGAGACGCTGGACGTCCTCGCGGGCCAGGATGCTGTCCTCCTCGATGAGCGCGGCGACCGCAGCCCGGTTGCCCGCGTCGCGGGTGCGGGCCCACTCGGTCAGGCGATCGGACAGCAGGGGCGGGGCGTCCTGGGGAGGTGCCGTATCGGCGGGTCCGGGCATGGCGGTACGGTGCGTCACGTCGACTCCTTTGAAGTCGGCCACGCCCCGGGAGGCTCCACCGCCTCGCCGGGGCATCGTCGTATCCGCCGACGGTAGGCGCGCCGGAACCGCGGCCTCCAGGCGATTGCGCGCGATTGCACGGTGACTACCGGAGCGACCCCACGGCGGCAGCGATCAGCGCTCGGGCTCGCGCGCCATACACAGCCAGGTCGGCCAACTGCTCGAACGTATCGCCGTACATGGCCACTTCCGAGGGCTGGGTGATGGTGAGGTAGCCGGACACCAACTCGATGTTGACCTGCTTGGCGTCGTAGATCCAGAACCCCTCTACCGGCATCCGCGTGCGGGCGAGACGTTCTGGCACCACCCCCAGACTGACATTGGGCAGCGAGCCGACCGTCATCAGGTGTTCGAGCTGCTCTTGCTGCACATCGAAATCTCCCAGCCCGTTCCGCAGCACGGACTCCTCGACGAGGAAAGCGAAGCGGCGGGCGCCGTCGTCTATAACCCGCTGGCGCTCCATCCGGGCGGCTACAGCGTCGGCTACGTCATCGGTCGCCACCCGGCGCCGCTGCACGGCGCGCAGGACGGCTTCGGTGTAGCCGTGTGTCTGGATGAGGCCGGGCACGAAGTTCGGGGAGTATGCGCGGAATCGGTGCGTTCTCTCGTAGAGCGGCAGGACGAGCTCCTGGGCCCGCTTGAGTCCCGTCTGCTCCATCCGGCGCCATTCGATCCACATGCCCTCGACGGCGCGAAGAGACGCGATCAGGTCGTCCGTCTGATCCTCAGCGCCGCACGCGATGCACCAGGCCCGGATGTCGTCGGCTGACGGGGATGTGCGGGCGGTCGAGATCCTCGACACCTTGGACGGGTGCCAGCCGCACATACGGGCGAGCGTCTGCCCGTCGAGCCCGGAGTCCTTGCAGATCTCCCGGAGGCGATCGGCAAGGGCTCGTCGGGCCGACTGGACACTCGATGATCGTGAGGTCATGGGGCGGGGCCGGTCAGACCGGCTTGTACTCCTCGTGCGGGATGGCGCGCCGCCACACGGATTCGAAGGCGTCCACGCACAGCCTTACGGCACGCGGGTCCTCGATCGATTCAGGGCCGGCCGAAGCGCCGTCGCCTGTGAAGTGGTTGAACTTCCCGTAGGCGCCGTCGAAGATCCAGAAGTCGTTGCCGGGCAGAGGGATGTCCGAGGCCCGGCGGCGGGGAAGCCACCTCACCAGCTCGCCACCCGCAATGTTCACCGCGTCGGTCACGTCGTACTCGAACCGGACGTAGTCGGAGATGGGCTCGCTGATGATCCTGGCACGACGCACCACCACACCGCGTGCTGTGGCCTCCCGCATGAGTTCCGCCCACCCCTGGTAGGCGGATGTCGCGTCGGACACCCGGCCTTCCTGCCATGCGATGAACGCGGGATCGTCGCGAATGTAGCTGTCACGCATCTCCAGGTGGACAGCGGTTCTGGTGACCCGCGCCCACTCGTCCTCAAGACTCACCGTCACCGCTCGTCTCGCCTTCGTCTTCCGGTCGGGGGATGAACTGGAGCATCACCTTGGGCAGCCGGATGATCGTCTCGTGGTCCGGCACCTCCGTCGAATGACCCGGGATGGAGCCGACTTCCTGGCACCCCTTCACTTCCTCCTCGGTCGCCTTGTAGGACTGGATCAGCAGGTCCCCGGTCTCCTCGTGCAGCCAGACGGTGGGCGACTCGTTTCCGGGCGTGTTCGGGATGATCCCGAGAAACTTGTACGCCATATCCACTCCCTGTGTCGACGCGATTGCACCTGGTTGCAGGGAGACTTGTCCGGTCGCGAGCAGGCGTCAAGACCGCTTGCGGAGTACGGCGAGAACTCGACGTCGCGCATATGCGAGCGCGCACTGCCTGAACAAGGGAAGGCCTTGGTGAGCGACATGACAGCCAGGTCATCCGGTGTACGCGCGTACGATCCGGGTGTGGCTGACATCGACCTACCCGAGTCCCTGCTGGATCTGGAGCGCACCGCGTGGGCGGAGTGGCAGGCGGGCGCGCTGACCGTGCCCACCGCGCTCGCCGTGCAGGAGGCGATCACCGCGCACGCCGCGGTGACTGCGGGGGTGTCGCGGTACGAGGTCGAGATGGCCGTGAAGCGGGCGGTCCGGAACCCGGAGCTCGCGGCCTGACCTCCCAGTGATCTACCAGTCGGTACCAGACTGGTAGATCAGCGCCTCCACCTGCGGTGATACCCGCCGCGCTGCGCCGCAGGGTCGCGCGTAGACTCGAACACATGTCCGATCTGCCGCCCGATCTACCCCGCCTCCGCACCCTGGAGACGTGGCTGGAGCTCACTCTGCGCGAGGTGCGGCAGCGGATCGCCGACGAGGAGCGGCGGGAAGCCGAGCGGGCACGCGGGGCTGCGGCCCGGTCGCCGGTCCCGGACTGGGTGGTCGAGGGCGGCATCGGGGCGGGGCCCCCGGTGTACGTGCACATCGGCGGGTGCCACATGGCCGGGCCGCGGTCGCGCGGCGTCGCCCGGGACCAGGCCGTGCGGGCGCTGGTGGATGGGGTGGATGCGTGCCCGCAGTGCCGGCCGGACAGCGCCCTCGGGGTGCTGGACTAGTGGCGGCCCGGGGCGGCAGGCAGTCGTGGGGGCCGGACGGGGCAGGGCCGACCTGACCGGCCGCTCTCCCCGCACTGCGGGGCCGATCCGCGCGCAGACGGAAAAGCGGACCACCCCCGCGCGTGCGGGGAGCATCTGGTGGCCCCTCCGGTCGGGCGTCCCCGCACCGGATCATCCCCGCATCGCAGGGAGTAAGCACTGCGACGATAGCGCGCTCACGGGCCGCGGCACAGCGCAACGCCCCCTCCCGCACGGGGCGGGAGGGGGCGTCGGGTGTGCCGGCGGTCAGTCGGTGCGGCCGGCCACGCCAGCCCATCCGGCGACGGCGGCGCTGACGGCCCAGGCGGGCCACAGCACCCACAGGGCGGCGGTCGCCCATCCGCCGTCCTGGAGCAGAGTGGCTGCGGCCAGGGCGAGGGCCCCGAAGGCCAGCCCGGCGAGGGCTACCCGGTATGCGGTCACGATGACGTCTCCTTCCTCTTCTTCCTGTCGTGGTTGCGGTGCGGTCGGGAGGTGCGGGACTCTGGGGGCGGGGCCCGGAGTAGGTACAAGCTTCTCCGGGCCCCTGTGGTCAGCGCTTGCGGTGTCTGCCCTTGCGGCTCTTCCGCTTCGGTCGGCCACCACGCCGGACGGACACCACTAGTGCGGTGGCCGACAGGGTGGCGGATAGTCCGCCGATGATCACGCTGATCTCCCCAGGAGTCACGATCCCTCCTTTCCACTGTTGAGTTGTTGCCTCGGGGTTTCCCCCTTGGCTTGTGACTCCATCGTAAACCCCGGGGTTGATGAACGTCAACCCCGGGGTTGAAATCGGGTGGCGGCAGGCCTACCCTCATCCCATGACCAGCACCGACGAGCGCATCGCCCACCTCCTCGCCACCGCGATCGACGCCATTACCAGCGACCTCGCCACCATCAACGACCCCGTCGAGCGGCAGGCCGCAGCCCTCCACGTCCTCGACGCCCTTCTCCCCGCCGCACAGGACCGCATCCGTGCCGCCCGAGCCGAAGCCGTCGCCGAACTGAAGCCGGGCCGGAGCCTCGCCGAGGTCGGGCGGCTCCTCGGAGGCATCACCGCCACCCGCGTCGACCAGATCCTCAACCCCGGCCGCAAGAAACGCTGACACGGGACCAACCCGCACAAGCGGAGCGTCTGGACTACCCGTACTCCCGCCGCCCCGGCACCAACGCCACCGCCTGCGGAACCAGCTCACCCGGAGCCACCGGCACCCGACGGCACACCAGCGCATCCGGATCACCCGGCAGCGGCTGAAGGCTGTACCCGTCCGGGCACGTCGCACCTGCCGGACCAGGCGGACCTGCTGGCCCCCGCTCGCCTGCCTCACCCCGGGGACCGGCCGCGCCCGGCTCACCCTGCGGGCCAGCCGCACCCGGGTCGCCTGCGGGACCCGCAGGCCCCACCGCGCCAGCCGCACCGGAAGGACCCGGGCCGCCCGCCGGCCCCGTCACCACGGGACCAGGCGCACCTGGCGCGCCCGACCGCCCCGACGCCCCAGGCACTCCGTCCTCGCCCGCACTCCCATCCTCACCAGGACGCCCCGCAGGACCCACCGTCCCACGGACACCGACCGGCCCGGTCGGACCCACCGGACCCGGAGGACCGCTCGGACCGACCACCGACCGCCCCTGCTCACCACGGCTACCAGGCGGACCGGCCACCGGCCGCTCACCCAACCCCTGCACCTGCCGGGCCAGCGCGTCCCGCGCCTCGTTCGCCGTCCGCAGATCATGCGTCAGCCCCTGGATACTCAGCACGATCCACGCCAGCGCGGCACCGATCACCACAGCAGCGACGACCGCGAGGAAATCCCCGCGGCGCCGCCGGCGCTCCTGCGAGCGGATCTCAGCCCGCGTCATGATCCCGCCCCCCGGGCCAGCATGATGATGACCGGCAGCAGCACACCGATCAGCGGAACGACAACAGCACCGATCAGCCACCGCCGGGTCGCGACCAGCCGGTCGGCATCCTTCTCCCGCAGCGACTCCAGCGTCGCCACCCGGGACGACAGCGCCTCGTGCCGCAGGTCGTAGACGTCCTGCGACACCTTGCGGTCGATGCGGGTGCCGAGCTGCTGGATATCGTCACGTACATCCGTGAGCCGGTCCTCGAACCGTCGCACGATCTCACCGAGGGTCGGCTCATCGGCCATGTGCTGCTCCGATCAGACGGTGGCGCTGGCCTTGCCGGTGGGCGAGACCTGCCCGCGGGTGATGAGACCCAGGGTGGCCAGGACGCATGCGTTCACGGCGCCCACCGTCTCGGCGGTGACCTCCAGTCCGTAAGCGGCGAGGAGCGCCACGCTGGCCGCGACGAGACCGGTGAACGCGGACGGGGCGATCGGGTGGGTGACCGCGGCCGTCGCGGCTGCGAACACCGCGCTGACGACAGCGACGATCGCGCCCGCCTGCTCCGCGGTCAGTCCGAAGCCGAACGAGACGATCAGGGAGAGGGCGGCGGACAGTGCCGCGATGACGAGCGCGGGCTCGCGACCGAGGGTGCGCATGTCAGGCCCCCTTCTTGAGCGCGGCGACCTCGCCCCGCAGTTTCGCTACATCGACTCGCAGTCCGGAGAGCGCGTCGTAGATCTCCCGCAGGTAGCTCACCGGAGCCCAGCGGGGGTTCGTCGCCTTCGTTGCGGCCGTGTCGGGCGCGGGCGCCTTGTCCTGCTCCCACACCGCTCTGTACAGCTCGCTCTTGTCCATGCCGTCCTCCTTGCTCTCCGGGCGCGGGGCGCCCGCCTTCACCCACTCGTAGATCGCGTCCCCCGGACAGCTCGTTGGGTAGCCGTCCCGGTGCCCGCCCAGCCACTCCCCGGCAGGGCCCTCCCGTTGGCAGTACTCGACTGCGTCACGAGCACCGTCCATCTGCGCGTCCGTCGGTCGCGTCAGCCCCGACGAGCCGACCATCAGCAGTACCGCGTAGTCGGCGTCATTGAGGGACGTATTGCCGTTCGCGGAGTTCCGGCGCGAGAGACCGCGGCCCTCGTACACATAGCCGTGTGTACAAACAATCAAGCTGTATCCGATGTCCGACCAGCCGTTGCCGTCCATGTGATCGGCCTGGAGCTTCCGTACGTATGCCGCGCACTCGCCGTGCGGACGGTCGGCGTACGGCGTTCCGAGGTAGTGCAGCTTTACACCGCGGCGAGCTCTGCCGCTGTACGGTGTGGCGCCATTCGGGGTGCGGTATGCCCGCGCACCCCACTCGGCGCGAGTAATGATGCGCTTCATCGCGGCCCTCCTAGACCTGCGTTGTGACCTGCACGTACCGAGTCGCCGCCACCAAATCGACCCCGGGCGCGGCAGCCACCACCGCCCGTACCGCGTTCACGATGTCCATCTCATCGATCACAGTGCCGGACTCCTGCTCAATCCCCGCGATGCTCACCGCGATGACCGGCTCTCGCGTCGCCGTCTTCCCCGTGATGTGATAGCTCGCCATGCCACCCACTCCTCTTTATGCAATCCGCTGCAAACGCAGCCAGGAATCCGTGTAGACCGTGACGGGGGAGGCGTCCGACGCGCCCTGCGCCCAGTCCAGGGAGTAAATGCCCCCCACGGCCCCGACGCGAAGAGTGCCCATGATCAGGACACAGAAAGGGCTCGCGCCTGTGATCGTCCCGAACGACCGAAACTGGCTCAGGTCGTTCGCCTCCGTCCTGATCAAGTAACCGCGCGACGACTGCGTGTCCATCTGCAAGACAGCCGTCGTCGATGCCGTGATCGTCGGTGAGTGGCCGACCCCGGTACCCACCCACTCGCCGAGCGACCCTGCGGGCGCCGTCCAGTCGATCGTGATGTCAGCCGCGCTCGGACCCTCGTACTTGATCCACCCATCAAGGGTGTAGACCGCCTGAGCCTCTACCTCGAACTGAAGGTGGGGGTCCGCCACCAATGCGGTCGTCGCGGCCCGTGCGGTGTCGGCCGTCTTCCTCGCCACCCTCGGCAGCATGTCCCGCAACAGCCCCGCAGTCAGCCGCTGACCAGCCACCGGCACCGGATACGACTCAGCCATGACAGCGCCTCCTACAGGGCGAGAGTGGTCGGACGGGCGAGGCACACATCAGTGCCCGCCTCATGGGTGGTGGAGAAGCCGTTGATGCCCCGGGTGACGGTCAGAGACTGAGGCATGACCACCTGGTAGTCGTCGTACATCAGCACCACGCTCGTGTTCGTGGCCCCGCCGACGCAGCTACCGGTCAGGCCGATCGACCCCATGTCGACAGTGTTCGATGTGACCGTGCGGTCGATGTGCCACTCGTCCGCCGGAGGCTCCGGCGCGGTGTCCCGCCAGATCCGCCCACGCACCCGCTGCCCGTCGATCCGGGCCCGCAGCCAGAACATGTCACCAGGCGAATAGGTGAGCCCGGTCGCGGTCTGTGGTCCGACCTCGACGCTTACGTTGGTGACAGCCAGCGTGATTGTCGAGTCGGTCCGAAAGCTGATCCGGCACCGGTAGAACGCTGCGTTCGATGCGTACCGCAGCATCACACCGGGCACCGTCGACGCGCCCGCCGCTGTCTGCCCAACCCCGATCCGCACGAGCACCTCACAGTCGCCGATGTTGTCGAGGATGGTCACGTAGCGGATGGAGTTCAGGGCCGACGCGAACGAGATGAGACCCTTGCTGCCATCGACGGAAAGTTCCGGCCCCGTGGCTACGCCCTGCCACGACTGGCCAGTCGACGCGGCACCCCAACTGCCGGACGGCACCGCCCGCGAAAAGCCGTCCGCGACCTTCGGGCCGCACGCGTTGACCCTCACGACCTCGCCCCCCAGCCGCACTTCCCACGGCGCATCCACCGAGTCGGTCGACCACGACACCGACTCGCCGGGCGCCGGGGCCACGTCGATCACCCCGTCCGACGCGCCCGCATCGGAGTACAGCACCGACCCATCCGTATCGATACGGGACAGCCCGTCGTCCAGCACACCCACGGAGTACGGCGAGGCGGGCTGGCAGTTGAGGGTGATGATGTGCTGGAAGTGGTCGATGGACTCGGTGACTCCCACGACCATCTGGTCGATCGGCTCGGGCGGCAGCCACTCCGGCGGGTCCTCCACCACTACCCGGTCACCGGCCCGCAGGCTCAGTACGGCGGTGCGCAGTGCGGGGTTTCCGACGAGCTGGGTGCGCGCGAGGTTCACGGTGATCTGCGGGTAGCGGTCCTCGTCGACCGTTCCGAGGTGCAGCCGCCATGCTGCCTGGTCATCCAGATGAGCGCCGGGCCCGAGGTTGAGGGACAGATCGTCCCCGTACTCCCCGATACCGGCCGGCGGTTCTTCCGTGCTCATGGGCCCGATGTCCAGGGACTGCGTCGCAGACGCGCTACCCGACGTGACGGTGACGCGGTTCCTGGACTGCTGATCGTCGTCGACGGACTCCGGCACCTGGGAGAGGTGACTGGCCGGGTAGCTGAAGACGGCAGCGGGGTCCTGGTTGTACAGCGACGTGCGCGTCCGGTACACGAGACCGAAGCCGGTGAGGGACTCCAGCAGGAGCCCACCGTCAGCAAGTTCACACTCCCGCAGCAGATCAAGAGGCTTGGCCCTGCCCTGCCCGCCCATCGCCGGGGTATCTGCAAGATCACCGACGCCGTCGAACGCGATCCCGTGATCAGCACACAGACGCGAGATACGGGTACCCGCCGCTTCGCCCACCGGGTTGAGGCGGATGCCTAGGTCATCGACAGCGGTGATCGTGGCCTGGACGGTGATGTGGCCGACCGAGCAGCCCGGCAGCCCGCGGGTACCGATCGGGCCCACCGCGCTGCGGCTGGCCGGGGCGACCTGAATGCGTGTCACCCGCGTCAGCGTGGTCAAGTTCGCGGTGTCGGTGACGCTGTACGTCTGCATCGTCGCGAGATCCGTGATGCGCAGCGCGCGGAGGACCGCGACCCCGCTCTCCTGGAGCTCGACGGAGATGCGCATCTGCCGCCCACGGACGTCCAGCGTGTGGAACAGCTCGGCGCCAAGCAGCGAGCCGTCGGCGGAGTGCTGCCGCAGCACCAGGGACCGGTCCGCAGAGCTGTAGTACAGCTCCCAGAACGCCGTGGCTCCGGTATCCGCCTGATCGACCGAGAGCAGCACCTTCCCGTCGGCGAGCCCGCCAGGCGGGATGAACACGAGGGCGCGGACCTGTGTGGAGGTGGGGTCCTCGTAGCGGGCGATGCCGCCCACCACGGATGAGGTCGACAGGTCCGGCAACGGGTCCGACGCCCCGAAGCCGTGGTACGAGGCGAGCGCCGGGGCGGTGGTCCACTCCATCGGGGAGCCGCTGACGAGCGCGGACTCGATACGCGCCGACCCCTCGGGGTCCTCGCACGGCCAGTACGCGACCACGGTGTCCGGTAGCGGGTGGGTGATCGCCTTGTAGATGACCGACCTGTCCGGAACGGCGCCGCGGCTGTACCGCTGGAGGGGACCGACGGCCTGCGCATCGATCCACAGGTCAGCGCCGGAGCTGTCCCACTTCTTGGGCCACGAGTTGACCTCGCCCCAGAAGCGATACGACTTCCCACCCAGCCCGTCCGGGACCGAGACGCGGATCGCCTGGTTCTTCCCGAGCACCCCATAGTAGGGAGAGCGGGGATTGCGCGGCGTGTAGCGCCCGTCCCTGTTGTTGAGCTGGAAGTTGCACGTGCCCTGATCGGCAGTGGAGCCCTCAGCTCGGCGCCCCCGGGTGATGCTGATCCGGTCGCCGCCGTCACGGGTGAGGACGTGTGAGGTGATATCCACCCACACCCCGTCCACGAACAGCTCCACCTGCACGGGCTGGCCAGTGGACTGCTCTCCGGACGCGGCAAGGGGACCGGCCGCCGCGCCCATGCGCCGCTGCCAGCCCATCACCCTCGCTGCGAGACCACCGCCTGACATCGGTCACTCGTCCCAGCAGACCCACGCGGTCATGTTCGAGGCCGTGGTGCCGAACGTCGCCCGCACCCGCAGAAACCTGCTCACCGCCACGATCGGCCGCTCGTCCGGCATCCACTGATACGCGTACGTCAGATCCGTCGCCCCGGCCGCGAGCGGAACCTGCTTCACATCGAACACCCGGCTCGCCGTGGTGGTTCCCTCCGCCGTCGCGGAGTAGCCCGTCGCCGACGAACCGAGCGTCAGCAGCGAAGCCGGCGCGTTCGGATCGAGAGGCTGCACCCCGGCCGCCACGTGCGCCGTCACCGTCGCAGCCACGTCCGTCTGGAGCAGCTCCACCACCGACGCCGCGCCCGGAGCGATGTCCAGGGAGAACCCCCACGAGATCAGCTGGACCTGCCTCGTCGACGGGGTGGCGAGCTGGAGCATCGTCTTCACCGCCGTGCCCGTGCTGACCTTGGCCTGCGCTGCCGTCGTCGGCGCCGGCCCGTTCCACGTCCTGTACCTGTGCACGTCGTCTCCCTAAGCTGGCCGACCGGCCAGGATCGCCTGTACATTCCCGCCGCGGCTCTTGATCTCCCGGCGACCCACGTCCACCCACAGCTCGCCGAACTCACGGCCGCCGATACTGAGCTGGATCACGATCGGCTGCCCCGCCGCGCCGCCCCTGGCCGCCGCCATGCCGCGCGAAGTCCCCGCCGGATACACCGTGCTGCCATACGGCAGCCGGACAATCTCGGGCCCCTGCTCACCCACCCACGTCAGGCCCCCGCGGGCCCCGCCCGTCGCCGCGCCGATGACCCCGCCAGCAGCCTTGCCGGACAGCCCGCGCTTCACCGCCTTCTCGATGTTGCCCGCGAGCCGGTCCATCGCCTTCTCTAGCCGGTCCTGTGCCTTCGTGAGCGCATTGACCATCGCCGACGCATGCTTGATCGCTGGCCCGTACACCGCGTCCGCTGTAGTGCGCCCAGCTGACCTCGCCGCAGCAGCGATCTCCTTCTGAAGACTGTTCATCGTGCGGATCTCCGACGACGACGCTCCCAGCAGCGCGCCTGCCGTCTCCAGGCCACCGCCGCTGATCCCGGCCTCGGCTATCTGCTGGATCAGGCTCGTTGCCACGCCCCGTCCCCGCAGATCCTTCAGCGCGCGGGCGAAAGCGGTCGCCTTGTCACGGGACTCCAGGAGTCCGCCCATGATGCCCTCGGTGGTGACTGCGCCCCCGGTCGACGCTCCGCGGGTGATGTTCGCGCTGGACAGCACCCCGGACCGCACCGACTCCGAAAGCTGTGCCGCCGCGGAACGCAAGTCGGAGAGCTTGTCACGCGCCTTGTCGAGGGTCGCGTTGACCTTGGACAAGGACTGCTGGTGCTTGATGAGGCCCCGGCCGTACTCGTCGAGCATGCGGAGCAGTCCACGTTCCTGCCCGCCTCGCGTCCCCTTCATGATCGTGTTCCGCCATTGGTTCAGCGTCCGCACCAGATCCCCCGTCGTATCAGGACGCCCCAGGTCAGACCTGATCTCCGTCGTCCGGTACCCGGCCATCCGTCCATAGTGGGAGATCGTCAGGTCGCCCTGTGCATCACGGCGTGCCTCGGCCTCAGCACGCCGCCGCTCCTCCTCCCGACGGCGCGCCTCCTCCCGCTTCTTCTTCGCCGCCGCCTGCGCCTTCTTCTTCGCCGCCTCGTCCCGTCGCCTCCGCTGCGCCTTCGTCAGCCCGCCGCGGGCGAAACTCTCCAGGCTGTACCCGAAGCGATCGGCTACCTCCGCCAAGATCGCTATGGACCGCGACCGCTTCGCCGGGGCCAACGGGATATACGCCTCCCCGCCGGTCTCGTCCTCCGCCCACACCCGCCACTCGCCAGCACGAGCAATCTGCGCGACATGCTTCTCGCGCCCGCCATTAGTAGTGCCACCGTCCGCGAAAGCAAGAATCCCGCCATCCGCCTTGTAGTTCTTCGCGTTGCGGGCGAGCGTGGCCCCCACGTTGATCGTGTGCCGCACCGTGTACAAGTCAACGGTCTTGCCGCGCACATTATCGATGGCGGCCTGCACCTGACGAGCGATCGACGTCGCCTTATCCCGAGCCGTCAGATCGATGTTCTTGGACTTGATGGCATCCCGTGCGGCCTTGACGGCCGCAAGCCCGTCGCGGGCCGACTTCGTGTCCGACGTGACCTTGAAGCGACCGTCCGGCAGCCGCTCGACGGTATATCCGAGACCCTCCAGCGCGCGAACAGCATCCCCGGTAAGAGTCCGCACGGTCACACTCTTTGATTTCGGCGTTCGGTTGATCGCCGCAATCACAGCGTCGAGATTGGCGACCGCGTCCTCAGTGCGCATACTGAGACGTGTCTCCTTCTCCTCGGGAATCCGCAGGAATTCATCCGCGAACAGCCTCGCTTGCTCGGCAGAAAGGCCCGCCGCGTCGGCCAACGAGATCAGCTTGTCTCGGCCCTCGGAGTAGATGCCATTGATCACGCTCCACGGCTTCCCCGCCTCACGCGCTGACGCTGCCGCTTGCCCTGTCGACGCGGCCAGCCCCTGTAGCCGGGTCATGACCTCCCGGGCGCCCTCGCTGGTGGCATCCCACTCGCCATTCACCATCTGCAGGGCGCCCGCGTTCTCCGCCACGGCCTTCGAGGCATCATCCATTGCAGCCCGCCAGCCGACGATTCCGCCCAGCCCCGCGAGATTTGTATCATTCAGCGACTGGATTGCCTGACGAAGACCGTCCGCGCTCGATTTCTGAGAGTCCAGCTTCGCCTTAGCATCAAGAGCCTGCTGCCCAAACAGGCCCATGGAGCGGGCCGCCAAGTCCTGCTCGGCCTTCAACCCCGCCGCTGCCGCCTTGTACTCGGGGAAGAACTTTGCGATGTCCTTCGAGGAATGCCCTGCGTCGAGAAGAGCGGACTCGAACTTCTTGAATCCCTCCGCAGCCGCATCGGCGTGACCACCCTTGGCCATTGCCGCCATGGACTGATCGAATGCCTCGAAGTCTTCCTTCTTGGCGTTAAGGGAATCGCTTCCGCGTACCAGGTCGTCCAGCGCCCCTACGGCGTCGTCTGCAAAGGCGCCGATGCCCGAGAACGCCAGGAACGGTTCCACCTTTTCCATCGCCTCGGACTCGGCCTTGACGCTCCCGAGTCTGGATATGAACTCGTCCATGTCGCCGAAGGTGGCCTTCAACTCGCCCGACCACTTTCCGGACGAGGACAGCATCATCAGCGAAGACGACAGCTTGTCGACATTTGGCGGCGCGCCACGAGCCTTCTCCGCCAACATCCCGATCCCCAGCGTCACCCCAGCCAGAGCCGCGATCAAGATGTTCGTCCGCGCCCCCGCCGAGAGACCCGCGATCGCGCCCCGCAGCCCCGCCATCCGACCCGTCGTCGCCCCGGCCGCCCCGCCCACCGCAGTGATGTGGCCGGTCATCCGGGTCAGCCCCTGACCCGCCGCAGCAACACCCGCACCCGCGAGGGAGATCAGCCGGAACGCGGTGTACACACCCATCAGGGTGCCCACCAGCTCGGGGGGTACCGCCGCCACCATCGACGCGAGGGTGTCGACGACCGCCAGCGCCCCCGGGCCCGCTTCTGCTGCTCCCTGGAGCAGCGTCGATATGGCCTCGCCGATGTTGGTCAGCGTCTCCTGGACTGCTGGCCCTTCAGCGCGCGCGTACTCCATGAAGTCGGCCAAGGGTCCATCGGCCTGGCCGCTGGCGAGGGTGTCGAGGAACATGATTGTGCGGGTAGTCGCGCTGGTCAGCGTCCGGTCCGTGTACTCAGAGAACCGCGCCATCAGGCCATCGAAGCCGGGACTCTCGACAGCACCGCCAGCAAGGGTCGTCAGCCGCGCGAGCTGCGTGCCGAACGTCTCCACCAACGGCGTCGTCTTCGGAAGGATCGCGCCGATGACAGCGAAACTCTGCTCCACCGGCGCCATGGTGACCCCGGCAACCTGGTCCGACCACTTCCGCGTGGACTCCTGAAGAACCAGGAGGCTGCCAGCTGCCTGCTGTGTTTCCTGCGGCATGTCCGCGATGGTCTTCTGGAACGCCAGGCTGGCCTCTGCGGCCTGCTTCGAGGTAGCGCCGTACTTGCTGGCAGCATCCTGGGTCTTCTTGTACGCCCCGGACACCTCGCTCATGCTCTTGATCTGCGGTACGAGGGCGGTGGTGAACGCGACCGCAGCGAAGGAACCCGCACCCATCGCCGCGGCGACCGGGCCCATCGCCGCGGCGACAGGCACGACTGCGGGCGCGAGGGAGATGAGCGTCGACTTCAGGTGGGCCGCCTGCTTCTGAAGGGTGGCCGAGACCGTCCCCATCTGCCCGCCAGCACCGGCGAACCGGCCCTGCATGTCGCGCAGCCGACCGTTGACGTCGCGGAAGCCCGCGGCTGTCTGGTCGTTGACGCGGACTGTGATGGTGACGTCGTCGGCCATGCGTTATCCCTCCTCTCTAGGGGTGCCGCGGTCCACGATGTGGATCATGCGGAGTAGGTCAGGGTCCTCGTCGTAGAGCTGCGACGGCAGGCAGTGGAAGCGCTCGCACAGGCCGAGCACGGTCTGCGCGTGGATCAGCTCGCGAGGCTCTCGGACAGCGTTTCCGTCGGGATCGATGCCACCAGGGACGGCTCGCCAGAGGTCGAGCTGCCGTCCAAAGGGGCCGGGACACCCGCCATCACGTTCTGCCAGGCGTCGAGGATGGCCATGTTGAAGTCCAAGTCCTGCTGGCGGACGCCCTCCAAGGTCGCGGGGACAGGCGCGTCGTCCTCGTCCACGACGTTCCACTCCAGGAGCTGCTGGCCGAGCAGTTCCAGCATGTCGCGGATCGAGTCATCGTCGTCTGATGCGCGGGCCGCGCGGAGGTCGAGCATCGTCCCCGTGTTGACCCCGCGGACCTTGACGACGAGCCCGTTCATCGACGGGTCGTCGAACCGGAGGTCGAAGACCTTGCGCTTCGGCTTGAATCCCATTTCGCGTCTCCTCATGCCCAGGTCGGGACGGCGCCGTCGGCCAAGCTGCCCGGGGCGGACCAGGTGAGTTCTCCGCTGTCGGACCGGCTGAGCTGGTAGTCCGTGTAGAGGAGCTCGGCCGCGAGGGTTACGCCGTTCACGGTCTGCGTGGTCGTACGCGCCACGCTGGTCGACGGCACCGTCTTGAACACATCGTGGGACTTGCCGGCCGCAGCGTTGAACACGCCGTTGAGGGTCACCGAGCAGTCCGCGAGGAGGAGCAGCCGCTCGTTCGCGGACTTGTCCACGCCGGTCACGTCCTGCACCGCCCTGGGGGTGCTCATCTGCCAGTTCGTGATGTCGTTGCGGAGGTCCTGCGGGCTGCCCGCCGAGTCATCGACGGTCAGCGTGGTCTGGCCAAGCCCAGAAGCCTTCGGCATTTTCAGTCATCCCTTCTTGATTTCGTCTGCGATCGCCTGCTGATGCCCGGCGAAGTCCTCCAGCCAGTCACCTGGCCGCTGGTGCAGCCGGGCCCTGGTGCCGCGCGGGTTGCCCCGGTGGTCGCCGTCGCGGACCAGGTAGAGCGGCGGCCGGTCGACACGCGCCCGGTGCTCGGCGGCGCGGAAGCAGGGCTGCCCCGGCTCGTAGATCAGCCACGTCTCACCCACCGCGATCTGCTGCTCCGAGTAGCGGCGCCCGCTGCTGCGGGCGGCGCGCTGAAGGTCCGGGGTCAGTGCCTCAAGCCGGACCCGCCACCCGGACACGTACTGAGGGCAGGCCACCTCAGCGCAAGTCGCCGTGCGGAAGTGGCTGCTGGCGGGGGCCACGACTGCGTAGGTCTTGTAGGCGGCCGCACCCATGAGCGGGTCGGGGCGGAACAGGCTCATCAGAAGGTCACCCCTGCGGACTCGTTCTTCACCACGGTCACGGCGAAGTCGAGGTCGGTGAAGCCGCCGGTCGAGACCGTGGCGGCCCGGACGTATCGGCGGACCGTGGTCGTGTTGGAGATGTTGATCCGCTGAGCTGTCGGCGCGGCGGTGACCTGCGCGAACGCCAGTCCCGTGACATCCGTGAAGCTGACGTTGTCGGCGGAGTCCTGGATTTTGACCGTCGCGTCCGTGCCCACGAAAGCGAAGACCTGGAGGTACGCCTGAGCCCCGAACGCCGCAGACGCACCGGTGTCGATGCCCGTGCCGTTCGTGGCTGCCGAGTCCGATCGGACCCCAGCGGTGAGCTGGCGCCCCCACTCGATGCCGTACCCGTTGGCCTGCGCCGACACCGCGAAAGACAGCGCACCGTCGTCCCCGCGGGTTGGGTCGTATCCGATCTGCCGCGCCACCAGGCACGCTGCTGGAGCACCCAGTGTCGTGCCGCGGCAGTACGTGAGGATCACGTCGGAGCGCGGCAGCGCGGACAGCCGCTCGTGCGTCCCGTCGTTCACCGGGTCGCTGTTGAAGAACGCCGTGTACTCGATGCGGCCGTCCCGCAGCCCGCCGATCCGCTCGAACGCCGACTTGTCGATCCCGGTCACGGGTATCACCGCCGGGCCGCCGCCGATCGCGCCCAGCGCGCCGATATCGCCGCTGGCGTTGTACCCCGCGATGTACAAGTTGTCGCCCAGGCCGCTGCTCTTGGCCACCTACGCCACCTCTTCCCACAAGTCGTTGACGATCAGCGGCACAGCGAGCGTGGCCACCCGGTAAGTCGTGCTGTCGAACCGCGCATACCCGAACTGGGCAGACAGCGGAGTGCCGTGCGCGCCGAGGATGTCGACGTTGCGGACCGCGCCGCCGAACTCGAAGTCGCCGGCATAGGCCGTCATCAGCGCGTCGACCGCACCCGCGACCGCCGTGTCCACGTCGTCCTGCGGCTCGGTGTCGGCCGGCATGAAGACGCGGCCCGTCAGCTCTATGCGGCCAGACGCCAGGGACAGGCCGGAGCCGGTGGCCACGGGGCCGATCCGGGCGAGCCACAGCGCGTAGATCAGTCCAGAGCCGGGAGCGGACACCGGTTCGTGACCGAGTACCTGCTCGAAGAGGCCGAGTCCCTGCGCGTGAGACATGGCGACGCTGCGATAGGTGAGGAGATCCATGGCCACAGCGCTCACATCCGTCCCGTGTACCGGCGCAGCAGCCGCTCGCCGATGCCGCGCTTGCGCTCGTTGAGCCGGTGGCGGGTCTTGATCCAGTGGTCGTAGCCCTTGAACCGCGTCACCGGGTAGTTCCGGCTGCCGATCCCTGCGAGCCACGGTCCGTAAGCGACCCGGCTGTCAGTGATGGCCCGGCCGTTTTCGACCTTGATGCGGGTCGTGTAGTACGGCGTCTGGGTCTTGAGGACCCGGTCCAGTTCCGCGAGGAGGATCGTCCGTCCCTCTTCCGCGAGGGTGCGCTCCAGGTGGTCGACATAGGCGTTGGCGAGTCGCTGCGCCCGGCCGTCGAACAGCGGTCCGTGGGCATCGGTGGATACGTCGAGCCGCATGTCACACCGCCCTGATCCGGGCCTTGCGCCCGTGGCTGGCGTAAACCCGCGCCCGCAAGTCGGCCAGTCCCCGGCCGCTGACCTCACGCTCGTTCTCTCCGCTGCCCGCCGTCCGCGCATACCCGGAGCGGCCCTGGAGCAGGTCCGTGACGGCCTCGGCGATCGTGAGCTGCCGCACCCCACCGGGCGGGTCCCACCGCGACACGGCAGCCCCCAGGCTGTGGACGGACACGGTCGTGCCGAGTGCACCGCGTACGACTGCCAACGACCGCGGCGCCCACACTGCCGTGCCCGCGTCATGAGCTGCTGCCGTCGACCCGTCCCACGCCCGGCGGACGATGAGGCTGGTGCCCGCGATGTCGACGATGAGCATGCGCTCCGCGTCCACCAGGACTACCTCGTCCACCGCGAACCCGGCAGCGGAGGGCACGGTGAGGATGACGTCCTTGGCCTGCGCCGTTACCCCCGCCTGGATTGTCTGGCCGGTGTCGAGCATCGTCCGGCCCGTGACGATGAGGCGTTCGTCGTCGATGCGGAGCAGTGAGCCGACGCCGACCGCGGCCGAGGTGGGGCCGTCGACATCCACGCTGCTCTCGGACGCGTCGAGCACCTCGGCGGTTGTTCCGACGGCCGTTGACTCGTCGCGGTAGCCGAACAGGCCAGCAATGGCGATGTCCCGCTGCGAGGTCTCACCACCTCCGAACGCCGCGTTCGACGACAGGTCCAGCTCGACGTACATGAACGGCGGCTCTTCCCTGCTGTCGCTGCGCCGCAGAAAGAAGTCGCTGTCCGCGACGGGGAAGCCTCCTGTGGTGAGGGAGGTGACAGAGATCAGCTCGTTGTCATTCAGCCACAGGCGCCACGGTGCTGCGCGCTGCGCGTTCGGCCAGTCGAAGAACCTCGTCCCCTCCTCGGGGTAGAAGCGCCTGTGACACAGTCCCTCGACCGCTTCGCTCGCAGCGAGCAACGCGCGGTCGATGCGCCAGTTGGACCGCGCGGTCTCCCGAACGTCCAGCTCGCCCTTGATCTCTTCACGTGTCGCGTACCAGGGCCGAACCATCCCTCTCACCTCCTCTCGGCGTCGTTGTGGTTATCAGGCCTCAGCGGAGCCGGTCTCCGACGTATCGACCGCCGGGTCGCCATCCGCAGAAGCGGCAGTAGAGTCCGCTGTCTGGCCCCTGCCTGAGTGGTTCGCCGTCTTCCGGGCACGCGACGGGGTCTTGCTCCCGCTCGGCTCGGGCTTCACCGGCGGCTTCTCGGTAGAGGTCACGGAGCTGCTCCCAGCCGATAGGTCCTCACCGCCTTCCTGAGTCGTTTCCGCGTCGGGCTCATGGCCCGCGATGCTTGCCCCGCCGAGGCGGGTGATCTTCGGCATGTCAGCCTCCTCGGGCTGGACGGGAAGGCTGCCGTGGATGCCGAGTGCCTGCGCCGAGCCCTGCTCCGCGCGTCGCTCGGACCCGCAGTGGGGGCACAGGGGCACCCCCACTGCGTAGGCTGTGGTGCAGTCCAGGCAGACCTGCAGACTCACAGCGACGCCACCAGCGCTGCGGGGGCCCGCTGTACGGTCAGGTCGCGACGGAGGTAGAGGACCGCGCCGAGCTGCGCGTTCGTGCCCACGTCGGCGACATCGAGGGACACATGCGTGTATCCGTCGGACAGCTGCGCAGCCTCGACCTCGATGACCACGATCTGCTGGCGCTCCGCCGACGTGCCCGCTCCGCCCGGGTCCGCGATGGTGGCCGCCGCCGTCTGCGCGATCCGCGTCCACGCCTCCGTGCCCGCGAGGGCCGTGGCGTCCTTGAGATAGTAGTGGTCGATGACGGGCAGGGTGCTCGACGTGCCGCCCGATCCCGCAGTGTGCTGGCGCAGCGTCACGGTCGGGTCGTCGCCCGCCGTGCCGGCGCTCTTGAAGACGACGATGGTCAGGCCGCCGCAGTCGCGCAGGCGGACGCGCTTGCCCGTGACTGCGGCAGCGGAGAGATCGACTGGTGCGGCGCCGATGCAGATGTCGACGAGGCGTCCCAGAGCTTCCATGGCTGTGTTCCTTCCTCGCCCGGGTCAGGCGGCGAGCTTGACGATCGGGGACAGGGTGTTGGCGCTGCCGTTGGCGGGGGTGATGGCCGACTGGAGCCACGGGCGGCCGTCGACACGCTCGATGACGCGGAACGCGACCTCGTCGGTGTCGAACTTGAAGTCGTCGGACTGCTTGGCCTGCATGGCCTGCCGGTCGCCGACGAGGTAGAAGCCGAAGTCGACGAGGGCGAGGTCGCCCGCGTTGCCGAGCGCCGGGACCTTCTCGGAGCGGATGACGGGCAGGCCCATCAGGGTCAGCGGCGGGGCGTCGATGGCCTGACCGCCGGTCATCCACATGGCCGGAGAGGCGATGCCGTCGGTGCCGCGGGTGAGAGCCATCTGCGCGAGCTGCGGCCACGCGTCGTGCGAGGCCACCCAGCATGCGCGGGAGATCGACTGCGGCAGCATCCGTGCGTACATGTTGATCACGTCGAGGAGCTGGATCTGGTTCGACGCGGTGCGCGTCACCGAGACCGCCGCGTTGCCGTTCAGGATGCCCAGCGGCTTGCCAACGCCGTCGCCAGTGAGGAACGCCTGGTCTTCGGCGAACGCAAGGGCTTCGGGGAAGGCTTCGTCGACGAACGCGGTCAGCGAGATCAGGCTGTCGGTGAGCAGCTCGTTCGGGATCTCTGTGTACGCGGTCAGCTTCTTCGCGTCCAAGACCACACGGCCGAAGCGGGGCTTGGACCCCTGGAGCTTGCCGCCCTCTTCGGTCCAGTACGTGGTGATGCCGCCGTACACCGAGTTGACATTGCTGGTGGAGTCGATTGCCGGGAATGGCACCCGCAGCGTCTCCATCGGGATGACACGGGCACGCGGGCGTACGATGGCCTGCTCCAGCGCGACCTTCAGCATCTCGGAGCGCAGCGTCTCCGGAATGAGGAACCCGCCGTCGGCCGGAATGTCCGAGGAGAAGTTCTTGAGCTGGCCGAGTTTGGCCTGCGCCTCCGCCGTGTCGCGGCTGGAGCTGCCCCGCCAGATCGCGTGGAAGAATGCGCCGGACGAGTCGAACAGGCCGTCCACCGCAGCGCCGGCCGCGGCCTTGTTGTACAGACCCTTGGCCTTCTCGGCCTTGGACGCCACGGCATACGGGTCCGGCGTGTGGGCCTTCAGCGACGGCCGCTTGATGCTGTCGGCGCCATTCTCTCGAAGAAAGTTCGCGAACCCGGCCTGCACGGCCTCGTCGACCTGCCGCTGAAGATCGGTGCCCTCGCCCTGAGTCTTGTTGGCGTACGAGTCGATGAAGTCCGCGAGGGCTTGCGGAGTCTCCATCACCTCGGGGCCGCGCTTGGGGTCGGCGAGCATCTCCACGAGCTCGGTGGAGTTGCGCGGGATGGTGGGTGTTGCCACTGCTGCCTCCTTCAGGCTGCCTTCGTCGCGCTGGACGCCGACGTGTTGCGTGTGAGGCGGGCCACGGCTGCGGCCCACGGGTCCGGGTGGGGGGTAACGAGTCGAGCGACCGCCGCCGCCCAAGAGTCGGGCTCCTCGGTCGACGTGGTCGGCTCAGGCTCGACAGCTGGAGGGGCGGTGACGGTGTGCTTCTCGACAGGGGGCGGTGCGATCGCTGCCCGGAGCCGTTCGACGAGGCCCTCGTCGACCGCGGCGCCAATGCTGATGGTCAGCGTCGGCCCTGTAGCGCCCGCAGTCGGGGCGGGAGCGTTCTCGCGGCCTGCGTACCGGAACACGCTCAGGTCCCAGGCGTTCTGCATCTCCGGCTCGTCCGCGTCGTCGTCATCGTCGCCCTGGTGGGTCGGTGCCATGAGCTCGTCGGCCAGCCCCGCGTCCACCGCCTCCTGCGCGAGGTACCAGGACTCGGCGCGCATCCGCTCCCGCCACTCTTCGCGGGTGCCGCCAGCACGGGCGGCGTACGCGTCCGCGATGTTGTCGGACTGGAGGTCGAGGAGCTTCGCCATCTCGTCCATGTCGGCTGCGTTGCCGAGGCACGCCCCGGCTGCGTCATGGATCATGAGCTGCGACTGGGGGGTCATGACGATGCGGTCGCCTGCCATCGCGATGACTGAGGCGATGGATGCGGCGATCCCGTCGACCTGGACGGTGACGGTCGCGGGGTGGAGGCGGATGGCGTTGGCGATGGCGATGCCCTCGAACACGCTCCCGCCAGGCGAGTTGAGGCGCACGCGCAGCCGGGGCGCGGTCACCGATCGGAGTTCCGCGACGAACTGGTCTGCGGTGGTACCCCACCAGCCGCCGACCTCGTCGTAGATCATCAGCTCTGCCTCGTCGCCGTCCGAGGCGTTGCGGATCTCGTACCACGTACGCGCGGCGTCCCGGGGCTGCGCCCGGTTTGTCAGGTGGTCGGGCCTGGACACGGCCTCGATGAACGGCATCAGGACCCTTCTCCCTTCCGGCCGCGCTTGATCACGCGGCACCGGCAGTCGTTGCCGTACTTCGCGCCCACGCAGTTCACATAGCCAGAGCCGCCCGGATAGTCCTTGTAGGCGTCGCCCCGGTTCTTGTAGGTCTTGCCGTCGTTCTCGCGGCACGGGTCACAGGTGTCGTCGTCGTCCTGAGCCACGACCACCCAGCGCTGCGCCGCCTCGATCTCCGGCACAGCCCACCCGGGCGGAGCCCACGAGTTCGAGGGCTGCGTCGCCAGCGTGCCGGCCTCACTGGGCAGATCGAAGCCGAGCATCGGAAGAATTAGCGGCGCAGTTGACGGGGCGCCGATGAGGACGTCCACGAGGAGCTGCTCCTCGGCTGTACGCGAGGCCATCGCGGGCAGGTCGACGGCGGACAGTACGTCCTCCGGCGAGAACCCTGCGGCCCGCAGCGCGGCGGCGGCTTGGGTGCGCTTAACCAGAACGTCGGCGTCAGCTTCCTTGTCCTCGGGGACGGGGCTGACGAAGTCGAATTCCAACCCCCGGGCAGTCGCGCCGTACAGCGGCAGCAACCGGGTGTTGAGTATCTCGCGGACGCGCTCCAGGCGGGGCTGGATCAGCCATCGGGCGAACACGAACCCGGCGGCCTCGGCGTTCGCGCGGTTCACGTCGTCGGTCGCGCCGAGCATCGGCTTCGGGAATCCGAGCGCCTCGCGGATGATCTCCCGGTTGACGCCGCGCAGCTCCGTGAACTGCATGTCCCGCATCGAGTACTTGCGGTCGACCCACTTCAGGCCGTTCTCCAGCACGGCCACCCTGTGCGCGTTGGACACGCCCCGGTGCTGCTCGCCCCACCGGGTTGTGAACTCAGTGAACTCGTCGTCGGACAACCTGCGATCGACCTCGACGACACCGCCCGGCTCAGCCGAATTTCTGAAGAAGTTCGCGTTCCACTCCGCGCTCGCGCGGGTGGCATCGATGTCCGTAAGGATCGTCTGTACCGCGCCCATGCCTCGATATGGGTCGAGCGGGTTCGGGCGCCGCAGGAAGATGACCTCATCCGTGCGGAGCGGGATTCGCTCGCCGGACGGGCTGGTGTACACGTACCCGACGAGGAACTCCTCGGCGTCCGGCACCGGCTCCATCCGGTCCGGGCGCACCGGCCACAGCTCCAGCGGCAGCGACGAGCCTTCATGGCAGGCGATCACCCACCACTGTTCGCCAGTCAACTCCTCGTGCTGCTGCGCCGACTCGCGGAACGCCGGCCCGGTCATGTGGGCGTTCGGCTTGCTCCACAGGTCCAGGGCGGCATGTCGGGTGACCTCGACCCGGTCCTCGTCACGGCCCGACGCGGTCGTGCGGTAGAGCTTCCATTCCGCTGCGGCGTATGTGCTGACGATGCGCTCGACGATCGCGAACAGGGTGGACGAGCCGCCCATGGCGCGCATCTGCGCGACCTGTCCGGCGGGGCGGGCGTATCCGGCGCCGAGTGTGGTGCGGCCGGTGGTGGAGGTGAAGGGGATGGGCGCCTTGTTGGCGATGGTGCCGACGGCTGACGCGAGGGCGCCGAGGAGCGTTCTGCCCATCGGTCACCTCCCTCGCGTCAGTCGCCGCCGTCAACCCACCACTGCATGACGAATAGAGATGCTCCGGCGGTGATGAGCCCAACACCCAGACCGAAGATACTCCATATTCCTGCCGTGATAAGCGTAAATCCTCCTGCCAAGAAGGATTGAGACCGAAGATTCTTCAGCTTCACGGGGTCGAGCATCTTCATCCCACCCACCTCATCCGGGGTCGCCCACCGAGATCCCGCTCGGCGACGACGTAGCGCATCGTGTCCATGCCGTGGTCGTTCTCCTTCAGCGGCGCCTCGGGGGCGGCGCCTCCCGGCTTCACCGCCCACACGTAGCCGACGATCTCCTCCTCGGTCGACGTAGGCTTCTTCGCCTGGTCCAACTCTGGGTCGCGCTCCACCCGTGCCCCACGCATGATGTAGATCCGAGGCTTGCAGTCCGGCTGGATCTTGAACCTGGACTGCACGGCCTGAATGCCGGCGCGGACTTTCTTCTCCGCTGGCTGTGTGCCGAGTTGGAGGTACTTCTCCAGCGTGGCCCGGTCCTCGGCGTCGTGGTCGCAGATGACGGCGCGGGGTTGCGGCTCGCGCCACTGACCGGACGGGTACACCATCAACTCGCGCGCCTGCCGCGCCATGTCCTCAACCAGGCGCCGCGAGTGGTACAGCTCGCGGTACAGGTACAGTCGACCGTCCGGGTCCTCGGCCCACCACTGAATGATCATCGGATTGGTGAAGCCGAAGTCGACGACCATCCACCGCCCCCACTCGTTCGGGATCTTGAACGCGTCGATGAGGTGAACGGTCTCGTCGTAGCCGTCGTAAATCAGGCCCTCGGCCGCCGCCCATCGGCCCTCGCGTAGGCGCAGTGCTCGCACGCCGGTGAGGTTGTCGAGCTTGGCAAAGTAGTCGCGGCCCTGCTCGGTCACCGTGCCATCAGCGTTCATGTAGGCCGGGTTGTCTCGGTGGCGGGAGATCAGCATCTTCGCGCGGCCTTGATCGCATCGCTGCTTGATCCAGTGTGTGGGGCGCTCCGGGTTGCACGCGGCGATCTGCTGCTGCCAGGACAGCGCCCCGTTCCGCAGACGGGTGGCGATGGACTCCCAGTCCGTCTCGGTCAGTTCGGTAGCCTCGTCCGCGAACACGAGGTCGTACTCCGCAGACATGATCTTCTGCGGCTTGTCCATGCCGCCCACGACGATGACGGACCCGTTCGAGTACCGGTAGCAGGGAGCCTCTCGGGGGGAGCCGCCGTACCAGCGGGCGATGCCGCGGGCGAGCGTGTCGGCGGCGACCTTCTTCTCGTACGTGACGAGGGTGGTGGAGCCGAGGGACACGGCGGTCTTGCGGATGATGAGGCAGCGGATGCCGGGGTTGTGGAGCGCAGCGAGGTGCACTCGGAACAGCGAGGCGAGGGACTTGCCGGTGCCTGCGGGCCCTGCGATGACGATTTCGGAGTCGCGGGAGCGGAACAAGTCGCGTGCTGCACCGCGGGGCTCGTACCGGACGGTGGTGTCCTGGTCGAGCGCGGTGGTCATGTGAGATCCGCTGCGTCGACGCCGATGACCTCGTATCGGACGCTGCCGGACAGGCTGACCTTCTGCTCGGCGTCGAGGCCGTGGAGTTTCCGGTATGACTCGCGGACCCGGAGCGCAGTCTGGATCGCTTGAAGCTTCGGGCCGGAGTCCTTGAGCGGCTTCTCCTCACCGGTCTCCGGGTCCTTCATCGTGACGACCTTGCCGTGGGACACGACGACGTGGTTCGCCTCGATGACTTCCAGGGCCATGGCGTACAGGTCGTCGAGTTCTTCGCTCTCGGCCTGGATCAGCTTGGTGACCGCCGGGCGTGCGACGTCGGCGCGGGCGCGGTGGACGGCGCGCCAGGCGTCGCCCTTGCTGCTGTATCCGAGTTCGTCGGCGATCTGCTGGTATGTGAGCCGCTGCGCGAGGAGTTCAGCTGCACGCGCGTCACGCTCGGCGGTGGCCATGGACCGGATGAAGTGGCCTTTGCCATCTCGGAGCCGACCGGATGCGTCCGAAGGCCGGCGCCCCTCGGGGGTGGGGGCAGCGGGCTGACTGCGGTCATTCATGAATGCGATTATACGCTGCCTGGCTATCATGAATGTGGATATGCAGGTGGCTCGGGTGGGCCCGTTCCGTGTGGCGGCAGACGGAACGGGCCCTCGTGCGTTCGCTGTTACAGCAGCAGCTCGACCTCGATCCGGAAGCGCCGAGCCGGGAACTCCTGATGGAGGCGAGTGACGGCGGCCTCCATCTCGGGGGCGGACTCGGCGCGAGTGATGAGCGCGATGTCAACCGCGACAGCCCGGCCGGCCCGCTCGCCCAGCTCGTGGACAGTGATGGTGTACGGCATGCCATGGCTCCTGTTCGGCTATGCGGCGAGGGTGTCGGCGAGGAGGTCGATGCGGTCGGCGATGGGGAGGTCGACGGGGTAGAGGACGGTGACGGTGGCGAGGCCGTGGGCGGTGCGGGCCTTGGTCTCGTCGGTGGTGCTGCGGGTGATGGTGTAGGCGGTGCGGTGGGTGGTGTAGGCGGTGATCCGGTCGAGGCGGAAGGTGCGGGACTCGCCGCTTTCGCGGTCCATGGCCTTGATGGTGATGTCTCCGGCGGCGGTGATGTTGATGTCGTAGATCTCGATGGTGCGGATCGTGATGGTGCTGTCGGCTTTGGTGTAGGTGATGGTCACGGGGTGGCTGGAGTCGAGGGCCTTGATGAGGCGGGTGAGGGTTTGGGCGGTGGTCTCGTTCTTGGTGTGCCTCATCGGGGTCCCCCTCGGTCATCAACCTTGTACCCACATGGTAACGAGAAACCGTGTTCCCACACAAGAGGTTGGGGGATATCCGTGTGGGAACATGAGGGCATGACGGAACCCGCCGACCACACCTACGCCACCCGCTTCCGCATCCCCCGCCGCATGTGGGACGCCTACGGAACCGCCGCAGCACGAAGCGGCGTTGACCGGAGCGCCGACCTCGTCGACCACGTCCGCACCTTCATCGAACAGCACGGCAACGAGCAGGAACTCGCTGAGCTGGCTGCGGCCGAGCAGGAGCTCACGGACCGACGGGCACGCAAAGGCGGCCGGCCCAAGAAGGGGCCGGCCGCCTAAATGAATCATCTAGCCGACGGGCACGCTGGTGCAGGCGGGGTCTTCCAGACACTCGCTGAACTTGTCCCGGCCCTGCTTGTTCACCCGTTCCAGGCCCTCCATGTATGCGTCTGTGTAGTCGACCTCCGGGATCGCGTCGCACTCAGCGGGCCGGGGGTCGTCGTCTTTATCAGGGTCGAAGCCAGCGGGTCGATTGGCGATGGCTTCCGCGATGGCGTTGACGCAGCCGGCGCGCGCCTTGTCGGCGTCGTAGGTCTGTTCGGGGGTTGCAGTCTCGGTGACTGTGGCAGCGGGTTTGGGATCTCCACCGCTTCCGCTGGAGCATCCCGCTGTCGTGGCGAGCAGCAGGGCGGTGATGGTGGCGGCGGTGCGGCGCATGGGTCCCCCCGGGTGGCGTTGTTGGGGGCATGATGCGCGCGGGCGAGGGTGGTATGCACGCTCTGTGTCCGACCTGTGACCTCACGTCGAGGCGAGCGGACCTATGGTGCGCGTCATGAACGGGATCAACTGGGGCGACGCCCCGACATGGTTGGGTGTGGCATTTGCTGGCGCGGCTGCGACGGCGGCCATTCGAACGATGCGGAACCAGCAGACGCAGTTGGAGGAGCAGCGAAGGTTCATCGGGGAGCAGTCTGAGGTTCTGACGTTGCAGGGCGCGGAACTCCGCGCGTCGGCCGAGGAACGACGAAGGGGTCAGTCAAAGCGGATAGCGGTGTCACTGGAGTTCCGCAGAGCGTCGGAGGGCGGGGCCATCTGGGTGGTTGATGTGGTGAATGGCAGTGACGAGCCCATCAGGGAAGTGGACGTGCGCTTCGGGACTGCCCACCACGCGGCTTTCGTGTCGGAGGTCAGTGCTGTGCATCTGCCGGACGGCGGGCGGCGGGCGCGCCCTCTGCATCTGTTGGGTGGAGGCAGGGCAGCTCAGTTCATGTCGTCGTTGTGGCAGGAAGCGACCGCCGAGAACAATCGGCCGGTGGTGTCCTTTCGAGATGCGGCTGGCTACCGCTGGAGCATTGATCACAACGGGGTTGTAACAGAGTTGCTGGCTGACGTGCCTGCGGAGTGACACAGGGTGGCCCCGCCTGCGGGGGTGTCAGGCGGGGCCGGTCCCGGGTGCGCGCATGCAGCCAGCAGACGCGGGTGGGATGGGTGCAGGCTACTCCGGGGCGCTCCCGGTGGTCCCAGGGGCGACGGCGTACGCGGCGAGTTCGTGGGCGGTCTCACGGTCGAGGTCGGGGTCGTAGCTGTCGCTGGACGTTGTGGCGTTCTTCAGTGCGGGTGTGAGGGTGACGGGCCCGGTGTGGGAGCGTTCGCGGCCGGTGGCAGGAAGCTGTTTGTGGCCGTGTGCGGAGAGCAGGGTGTGTGTGGCGCGGACGATGTGGGCCGGGTCGGTGACGAGTGGTCCGGTGATCAGGGGTTCGGGGTCGGAGTTCCTGCCGTCGTCGGTTTCGTAGGCCCATTCCCAGCCTCGGACCTGGCTCCAGAAGAGGAACAGGCCGCCGGTCCATCCGGTCTGACGGGTCTTGTCGTCGTCGAGGCGGATGACGGTTTCCATGAGCATGACTTCGCCGTTGTCGCTGTCGTAGGCGGTCCACGAGTTGGCTGGGTCGTGCAGGTCGCCCAGGGCGGCCATGACGGCGTGGGCGTAGGGGGCGTGAGGGTGCGTGGCCATGAGGGCATCTTCCTGTCGTGGTGGGCTGGTTGCTCTGCTTCTGAGCATTTCGGTTCTTACTGCGGTCAGCTGAGGTAGGAGGCGGCTGCAGCGAGGAAGCGGTCGGCGGCGTCCATCGCCGTGAGGCGCTGCGCGTCGAGGGTCTTGGGGTCTGCGGCTGCGCGCATGGCGTAGACGGCGGTGGCGGCGTCTGCGGCGGCGGGTGCGAGTGCGGGTGCGAGGACGGACACGACGGTGAGCGGGGCGGTGATCGCGGCGCGGGTGTTGTGGGACTCGGTGCGGGCTGCGGTGTATGCGTCGGTCGGCGCTCCGGTGTGGCGGAGGTGTTCGCGGAGCCACATGGCGCGGCGGTGGGCGGCGAGGGCGGTGGTCAGGTCGGCTGAGGCGCTGAGGACGATGTCGCGGCGTCGGTCGGCGCGGGCGGTGGCGTGGGCGGTGCGGGTGGCGTGGTGGTGGAGGAGGCCGGTGACGGTGGCTCCGAGGAGGGTGCCGATGACGGCGATGACGGCGGTCAGCATGACGGGCTCCTGGTGGTGTCGGTGGGCGGTTGCGGCGGCGGTTTGATCCAGCCGCCTTGGCTGGCGCGGTAGTCGGTGGCGTGGCGGTCCGGGTCGGGGACGCGGTCGGGGTCGCGGATGGGCCAGTCGCGGGGCAGGGGCATGGGTGTCTCCGTGGTGGGAGGCGGCTGGGGAGGCGGGCATCTCCCGCAGGGAGGTGTGTGGGAGTTTCCGCAGGTCAGGCGGGGAGGCGCTGGGCGGGAGCGGGGTCCGCCTCCCGCTCGGGGGAGAGGGCCAGGAGAGCGGCCCTGGTGACCCCTCGGGTGGGCACTCGGTCCACCTTCACGCGGGGCTCGGTGGGCACCCCGAGGGCCTCCAGATGGGCGCGCAGTTCGGGCACTGTGCGGCCCTCCCAGTGCCCCTGCTGCTGGAGGTGCTGGAGGACCGCGCGGAGGTGCACTCCGGAGCCGGGTCCCATGACTGTCAGGAGGAGGGTCCGGGCGGCGTCGCGGGGGTCGGCTCCGGGGGGCTGTTCGCCGCTGTCCGGCACCTCGCCGTCGACCGCTTCGGGGTCCTCTTCGTCGTCGCGTCCGGCACGCCAGGCGGCGAGGGTCCACAGGGCGGCGGGTATCCACATGAGCCAGGGGGCGGCGCGGACGATGCGGTGGGTGAAGTAGAGGCCAGCAGCGAGTCCGGCGGTGCGGACGCAGCAGCCGAGGGCTGCGCGCCAGCCGGTGAGGTCGTCACGGCGGCCGCGGGCGATCCATGCGGCGGTCGCGTCCCAGAGCTGGGCGCTTAGGGCGTGGCTGCCGGTGCAGAGGCGGGCGGCGGCGTGCTGGAGGGGGGTCACAGGAGCCCGGCTCCTTCGGCGGTGCCGCGGAGGGCGAGGCCGATGGCGTTGAGGAGGTCGGGGAGCCAGACGAGGGCTCCGGCGACGCCTGCGGTGAGGCAGAGGGTGGCGCCGCAGAACACGCCTCCGACGAGCCGCTTCTTGTCCTGTTTGCCTGCTTCGCGCCAGGCGAGGACGGTGCCGATGGTGATGAGGAAGACGACGACTGCGGCCTCGGGGGTGAGCTGTCCGAGGGTGCCGGAGGCGAGGGTGCTGGCGCTGCTCTGGCCGGTGGTGCCGAGGGTGGCTTTGTCGCCGCCGGTGTTGGCGACGCGGTTGGCGCCGAGGGCGAGCCAGCCGAGGAGTCCGCCGGCGCACATGGTGGAGAGGGTGCCGAGGAGCGCTCCGGTGCCGAACGCCCGGAGTTGCCTGAGTTCCCTCTTGCCCTTCCACCAGGGGCGGAGGTTCGCCCAGAGGATGGCGAGGACGGCGGCGAGTCCGGCGAGGGTGAGGTTGGTGGTGGTCACGGTGAGACTCCGGTCAGGGCGGTGATGGGGTCGAACAGCGAGATGGCGCCGGTGCTGCCGATGACAGCGGTGACGAGGAGGAGCCTCGGGAACCAGCGGCCGGTGTGCCGGTCTAGCCACCAGGCGCCACCTGCGGCGCTGATGGCGAGGACGTACGCGGCGGTGGTCCCGGCCTCAACCCGGCATTCGGCGAGGGTGTGTGCCCAGGCGGTGACGGGGCTGTCTCCTGCCATCCAGGGGACGACGGCGGCGGTGACCGCGGTGAGGAGCCGCCAGTCGCACAGCCAGTCCCACAACCGGCTGAGGAGTCCGGGCGGGTCCGGGTCGGGCTCGGGGAAGACGAGCTCGACCTGCACACGGTGGACGATCGGTCCGGGGGCGGCGGGCGGCCCCGGCGGCGGCGGCGGGGGTTCGCGCCAGGGCGGTACCTCCCCCGGCTCGGGGCTGCGGGCGGGGAGGGGTGCTCCGGGCGGGATGATGCGGGTCGGGGTGATGGGGCGGTCGGTCACGGAATGCTCCGGGGTGTGGTGGTGGCCGGCGGGGTGCGCGCCGAGCAGCTGGAGGTAGTGGCGGGCGCGGTGCTCGTCGGGTCCGGGTCTGTGGCTCATGGGCCGGTCAGAGGTAGTGGCCGGTGCCGTCGCCGATGCGGTCGCGGGCGTCCTTGAGCCGTCGGCCGGCGGTGGCCGGGCTCACGCCCAGGAGGTGAGCCGCAGACGCCTTCGTGAGCCGTTCGCCCTGCCTGAGCCGGGCGGCGAGCTCCGCGATCTGCGCCTCGCGCGGCTCGGGCTCGGGGTGAGCCTGTGAGCCGGGGGCGGGCTCACAGGTGGTCACGGGGGTGGGATCAGGCGGGCTCAAGACCGGCTCAGCGTGAAAGTGCTGCTCAGAGGCCGGAAGGGCCAAGGCCGTCGCCGGAAGGTGGGAAGCCCGGCTCGCCGTGCTCGGGACGGTGATGGCGATCGCTGAGCCGATGGCGTGCTCGAAGTCGGGGTCGGGCTCATCGGGCTCACCCGGGCTCACGTCGGGCTCAGGGTGAGCCGGGGGCGGGCTCACGGGCAGCTCCGGCGCGGTGGCCGCGGGGCCGAGCATGGCGGCGAGCGCTGCGTCGGCGCCCCCGGTGAGCCGCGCTCGCTGTACGTCGATGAGCCCTGAGCCGAGCTGTGCGTCGCCTTCGCCGACGCGGCTCATGAGCCGCCAGGCGGTGAGCGCGGACCGTTCGCGTTTCGCCGGATTGGGGTGGCGTGCGGCTCGGGCCTGGTGGTAGGCGATGCGCCGCATGATCGACGCGTTGCGCCGCTGCGCTTCGATGTCGATGCCGGTGCGGTGGACGACGATGCGGCGGGCAAGGAGCCCGAGGCCTTCGGCAGAGACGGTCATGGCGAGCGGGACGAACGCGAAGACGACGGACTCGGTGGCGGTGGGGGCGATGACGATGCCGAGGGTGGAGGCGGCGGCGGGGAGGAGCCAGAGCGCGGCGCGGATGGCGAGGGGGGCGGGCTGGCCGAGCATGGTGACGCCGAGCATGACGAGCGCGGCGACGAGGGTGGCGCCTTCGCCGGCGGCGACGATGCCGAGGGCGGTTTCGGAGCGGTGGAGTACGGAGTTGACGTTGGCGTAGGTGCCGATGCCGCCTGCGATGCCGACGGTGGCCATGAGGAGTGCGGCGGGCGCGAGGACGGCGATCTGTCCTCTGGTGAGCGGGGTGGTCACGGCGGGCTCCGGGCCTGGGGTCATCGGGCGGTGAGGGCGAGGGCTGCGGCTACGGCGAGGAGGCCCGCGGCGGTGAGGAGCATGTCGATCGCGCGCCGCAGTGCCCGGTATTTGGCGAGGGCGATGCGGGACAGGGCGGAGATGTCCTCGACGCGCCGGTCGAGCGCGAGCTGTTCGTGGAGTCCGGGGACGTCGAGGCGCGCCCAGCCGGGCCATCCGGTGCAGCGGCCGGCGGGGATGCGGGGGCGTGCGGCGAGGAGCAGCTGCACTGCCGCGGCGGCGAGGAGCGCCGCACCGGCCCCGCCGACGAGCCGGGCCGCAGTGCTGTCCGGGAGGTCTTTGGTGATGGCGGCGAGTCCGGCGAGCGCGGCCCCGGTGAAGGCGAGCAGGAAGCTGACCTTCTGGTCGGTCCTGGCGATCTCGGCCCGTACCTCGCAGTGTGCTGCGGTGAGTGCGGTGTCGCGGTCGTAGGCGGTCACGGTCTGCTCCTCCGGGCGTGTTTGGGTGCCGGGCCCCGCAGGGGGGTGGCTGCGGGGCCCGGCGGTCTGGGGTGTGGCTAGTGGCGGGTGCGCGGCTGGCCGGACGCGGCCGATGCGGCGAGGAGTCCGTGCTGGAGGGCGGCGGCGCCGGTGCGGTCGCGCGCCTGGTAGTCGGCGGCGCACCGGTCGACGGTCGCGGGCTCGGTGGCCACGCGGGACTCGGGCAGCGGCTCGCGGCGGGCGCGGCGGAGGAACTCGTCCTGCTCGCTCATCGGCCGACCGCCTCGGTGTCGAGGGCGGCGATGAGGTCCCGCAGGGTGAGCCGGAGCGCGGTCGCGGCGTGCACCATCTGCGGGTGGTCGTGGATGTCCATGTCCGCGTACTGGGCGACGGTTTCCCGCGCGACGGCGAGAGCGGCGGCCACGGAGTGCTGCGCCGGGGTGGGCTGGGCGGGGGTGGTGCGGATACCGTGTTCCACGGTCGTCCTCCTGTTGTGGCAGGTGGGATGACTGGCCCCGGCCATATGGAGCTGTGAACTCCGGCCGGGGCCTTCTGTGTTGCTGGTTCGAGAGTAGCTACTTCCTTGTTTTAAAACAAGGAAGTTGAGAGGATGGAGCCATGCCCGACTCCCCGCCGGAGGAAGTCGAGGAGACAGGAGGCCCGGACTTGATCTCATTCGCGGACATGCCCGCGCGCCTTGAGGCTGCTGGACTGAAGCGGATCAGCGCTCAGCGGTGCCGCCAGCTCGCCGAGGAGGACCCGGCCTGGCCAGTGCCCATCGACCAGGCGATGAAGGTCGGCCGGATGCGCTTGTTCGACTGGCGGAAGATCGAGCCGTACTTCCGCACTCGAAGGTCGCGGCAGGGGCAACGGACAGACCTGGGCCAGAAGCCCGAGGAGGCCGACTCGTGACCGATGCCCTGTTCGCGGGACCACCCCCGCGCGTGCGGGGACGACGTTGCGGCCCGGACGCGGCTGCTCTGACCCACCTTGAACGTGCAGAACCCCCGCACCAAACGGTGCGGGGGTCCGACGCGTTCAGGCGGCGGTGCGCACGAGATGCGCGGCGGCTCCGATAGCGAGTTCGGCGGCGGAGAACAGGGCGTCGCACTCCCCGCAGCCCGTGTACGCCTCTCCGTCGACGCGGGACAGCGCCAGCGAGTCGCAGCGGGGGCAGGGCTGGGTGATGGCCCGACGGCGGGGCTGGTGGGCGGTGACGCCCCAGATGGCGCGCATCATCCCGTACACCTCGTCGTGCAGCTCCCCGGACCACTGCTGTGCGGAGATCCAGACGGTGCGGCGGGCGAGCCATCCGGCGAGGTGCCGCGGGGTCCAGCGGGGCGGCCCTGACGGTGAGCCGCCCCGGGGTGGTTCAGCGGGTGGTCAGGACTCCGGCTGCTCGATCGCGGCCTGGATGCGGGCGAGGGTCGCGCGGATGGCGTCCGCGGCGTCACCCTGCCGACCGCCGACCTCGGCCTCGATCGCGGCGAGTTCCGTCGTGACGCGGGCGAGGGCGCGATCCCCGCGGCTCGGGGAGCGCAGGGTGGGCGACTTGCGCATGTTGATGTAGCGGGCCACGCGCTGATCACGGTTCATGGTCAGTTCTCCTTGTCGTAGCGGGTGTTCCAGTACTGCCGGTCGGCGACGCCTTCCTCGGCCGGGGTGGGCTCGGCGGGCGGGTGGAGTGCGGCGCGCCAGCGGGCGACGGTGCGTTCTCTGATCCACCCGGACGACAGGCAGGGCTCGCCGAGATGGCCCTTGTGGACGAAGTGGCTGAGGACGTCACCGAGGGCGCCGCGCGCCTGGTCGCGCTCGGCGTACAGGGCGTCGAGGGCGTCGTCGGTGATGCTGTCGGCGGTGTGCCGGGTGGTCATGTGCTGCTCCGTTCGCAGGCGGGTTCGTGGTGTGCCCCGCACGAGGTCCACCACTGCTCGCAGCAGGCGTCGGCCAGGTCGAGCTCGGCCTGGTCGGCGGCCGGGTGCGCTCCGAGGACGATCAGCCGGACGCGGGCGGTGCGATGCCCCCAGTACCAGCCGGCGGCCAGGGCGAGGAGCAGCGCCAGGAGGGCGGTCACAGGGCCGCCTCGTGGGCATCCCGGGCGCGTGCTTCGCCGAAGTCGGCGTGCGCGGCGGTCAGTATCGCGAGCAGACGCTCCGTCGACTCGGACGCGTCCTCGGGGGCCACGAGGTCGTCGAGGAGATCCGCGATCTCGTTCTCCGCGATCTCGACGTGGATGCGGCGCTGGCCGGCGATCCGGTTGCTGTAGATGCGGTCCATCAGGAGGTCTCCAGGGTGGTGGCGTACCGGTAGCCGCTGCTGCCGGGGCGGAGTCGGGTCAATGGCGGGCGTGGGCGTGGTCATTGGTCTCACCGGTCGCGAGTGATCAGGACGGCGAAGTACGCAAGCGTGGCGAGGGCGATGGCGGGGCAGAGGGCGCCGAGCCACCGCGCGGGGTCGGTCATGCGGCGATTGCGGGGGCCTGGGCGCCCGTCTGGCGGGCTGCGCGCCGTGCGGCGGCCTGACGGCGCTGTTGCTCGATGCGCTGCTGCTGGGTGGCCTCGCAGCGGGCGCACGTCTCGCCGCGTGAACGGTGGGTCAGCAGTGCCCCGAAGGAGCCGCAGGGGCGCCGGATGCGTCCGCCGCGGTCCAGGTAGTGGTCGGTGTCGGGGTCGAGGATGCGGCGGCGTTCGCGGACGGTGAGTCCGCCCCAGACGCCGTGGGGTTCGTCGTGGGCAAGGGCGTACTCAGCGCACGCCCGGCGGATCGGACAGGCGTCGCAGACGGCCTTGGCGTCGCCGGTGGTGGGCTCCGAGTACCAGAGGTCCGGGGCGGTGAGGGCGCGGCAGGCGGCGCGGCTGGTGTCGAGGTGCATCACGGCGGGCTCCCTTCGTTGCGGTGGGGTTCGGTTGGCGGCGGGTCAGCTGGTGTTGCGGGTGCGTCCGGTGCAGTCGGGGCAGGCGTCGAGGAGCGGGCCGCCTCCCTGGCGGCGGCGGGTGCGCCAGCCGTCGGCGCGGCGGATGCGGCGCAGCTCGGAGTGGGTGGTGACGGGGTGTGGCGTGTGGGTCTCCGCGCCGCAGGGCTCACCGTCGGGCGGGCCGTCGCAGCGGATGGCGAGGTAGGCGGCCGTAGCCATCGGGTGCTCCAGGCGGTCGGTGTGGGAGGCTGGCGGGGTGCCCGCCCCTGCTAAGTCCAGGGGCGGGCGCTCGTGTGTTCAGCGGCAGATGACGCAGATGTGGAACGCGTCCGTGGTGTCGTGGCAGTTGTCGGTGCAGCGTCGGCACCACTGGGTGTCGCGGTGCTGCGCGCGGCCGTCGAAACGGGTGTCGGTGGAGTCGAAGGGCTGCTGGCATCGGGCGCAGTCCGCAGGCTGGGGGTTGGGCGCGGCCTTGTCCTGCGGGCAGTGGTCGCCGGTGCGGTCGCACTGCCAGCCCTGGGTGCGCATGTGGGCGCGTGCGGCTTCGAGTCGCTCGCTGCTGGTCTGGTCGGTGGTGACCATGTAGTCAGCGGTGAACTCGGTGCCGCATTCGTCGCAGTACACGGTGATCTGGGTGGGGTAGAGCGGGCTGCTGGGGTCGCGAAGGATCGCGGAGACGGCCTCAGGGGTGAGGCTTTCGGGCGTGGTCATCAGGGGCTCCAGAGGGTGGGTTGGTGGTCGGCGAGCGGCAGTTCGCCTTGTCCGGGTATGTGGTCGTCGCGTCGGGGTGTGGGGATGGTGGCGGTGGCGGGTTGGTGGCGTCGCCCGCATACGGGTCCGTAGCCGGAGGGGCTGTACCGGCGCAGGAGGCGCCCGCAGCCCCGGCATCGAACCTGGGGGCCATCCGGGACCGTCAGGCCGTCAGGCGGCCGTTCAGCGGCCTTCACGGGCGGGTCCCCGGGGAGCGTCACCGTCACCACCGGGCGGCCCCGCCACCAGGCCCTCCGCACCGGAGACGCGATCGCGGTCATGCGGCTTCCTCCTGCACGCCCCGGTGCGCCTTCGGGACAGGGCGGCGGCGGGGTGCGCCTATCGCGTCGGCCAGCGCGTCGTAGTGCGCCTCCTGCTGTTCGGGCGTCCACCGCAGGGACCGCAGGTCTCCAGGTCGGGGCCGGGCGCCGCCGAAAGTCCCGTCCGGCACGGACTCCGCGGTGAGCGGGTCGACGAAGATCCTCACGAGGCGGCCCCTGTGGGTGCCTTGTGGACGGACCAGCGGCCGTCGGGGTGCCGGATGATCCAGTCGCCGAACCGGGCGACGACGCGGTCGGTGCCGTCGCCGATACGGAGGCCGACGACCCGGTTCTTGCCGTCGGGGCCGGGCTGCCAGTAGCCCTTCGCGAACACGCGGAGCTGGTCGATGTCGTCGTCGACCCGGGCGATGGTGCGGGGCGTCAGGAGCCAGGTGCGGCAACCAGCGCGTTCGGCCTCGACGACGGGGCGGCAGTGCGGGCATTCGGCGCGGACATCGACGGCATGGCCGTCGGCGTCAAGGTCGCGGTCGAGGAGATCGCCGAGCGGCTGTCCGCAGCCGTTGCAGGAGCGCTTGAGGGCGAACACGGTGGACTCTCGGCCCTGTTCGTCGACAGTGGTGACGTCGGGGGTGGTGGTGCGCTTCATGCGGCGGTGGCCTCGGCTTCCTGGTAGCGGCGGGTGTGGGTGGTGGTGTGGCGGCCGTCGTCGTGACAGGGCGCACCGGGGGCGACCTGGCAGGTGGGGCAGCTGGCGGTCGCCTGCGCCCAGGCGGATACGCGCTGCGGGTGCGGCTGCGGGAGGCGCCGTCCGGTGGTGCGCAGGGCGCACGGCTTGTGGGCGGAGGCCCGGCAGTGGGGGCAGGGGACGGCGCGGGCGGGGTGCTGGCCGGCGCGCATGAAGTGCCGCAGCTCGGCGGGCATCGGCGCGGCGGGACGGCGGCGGGCGGTCATGCGGACTCCCGGAGGGTGGCGGTGATGCGGGCTTCGTGGGGTGCGCGTTCGCGGTCACGGCCGGTGCGGCAGGGGCGGCCGATCGGTGCGGCGCAGGCCGGACATTCGCGGCCGAGCGGACCGGCCCGCCGGACCGGCGACGGCTCACCACCCCGGCCGTCGGGCATCGGGCGGCCGATCCCGGCGACGAGTTCCGCGATCGGTCGGCGGCGGAGCTGCTGTCCGTCGGCGGCCCGGGTGCGCTGCTCGCGGACCGCGGCGAGGTAGGCGGGCACATCGTCGGGATCGGCGTCGGGGATCTCGGCGGGGAGGCCGGGGCCGTGGATGCTGTCGGCGGTGGCTGAGCGGTGGCGGCGGACGGCTTGCCGGATGTCGGCGGGCATGATCCACCGGGTTTCGGCGGCGTAGTGGTCGGTGACGGCCTGGCGTGCAGCGTTGAAGTCGATGTCGGCGAGGACGGTCTGCCAGGCGAGGACGTCGGCTTCGCCGATGGTTCGGCGGTCGAACGCGGCGGCGAAGGACAGCAGTTCGGCGGTCTGGGACGGGATCACGGCTGGTGTCCTTCCTCAAGGGCACGGAACTTGGCGGCGAGGTCGAGGCCTGCCTGGACGCGCTGGTCGGTGGTGGACGCGGGCCGCCAGGAGGCGAACGGGACGACGTTGCCGACTTGCTGGGCGCCGGGGGCGGGCTTGGGCGGGAGCTCGGCCCAGCCGCGCTGGAAGTAGCGGGCGGACTCGACGCGGGTGGGACTGCGGGACGCGGCGGCGACGGCGTGGTCGACCATCGCGGGGATGCCGGTCTTGTCGATGAGCGCGAGGAGCGGGAACCACTGGTCTCCGCGGAAGGGCCAGCGGACGACGACTCCGGCGGTGGTGAGTCCGTCGACGAGCGGGCGGGCCTGATCCGGGATGCCGTAGCCGTCGGGGGCGGGCCGGCTCTCCTGCTTGCTAGCTGAGGGGGTAGTAGAGGAGGGGTTAAGAGGGGTAGGTGTCCCGGATTCCCTGACACTGACGTCCCGGATTCCCTGACACTGAGACGGGTCAGTGTCCGCAATTCCCTGACACTGACCCTCGGTGTCAGTGTCAGGGAATCCGGGACGCTGAGAGGGTTCAGTGTCAGGAGAACTGGGACTCTGAGGAGGGGCGTCAGTGTCAGGGAATCCGGGACACTGAACGCCTCCGAACGCTGCGATCCGGTACTTCGCGGAGCCGTTCTTCTGCCCGGCGGCGAGCTTCGTCAGCACACCCTTGGCCACGAGGGACTTGAGGACGGCGTACAGCTGGGCCCGGCTCACCTTCGCCCCGCGGAGGACCTCCGGACGTTCCACGCTGTTCCAGGTGACGCGCGAGTCGTCGTTGGCGTCCTCGGCGAGCACCGTGAGGAGCAGCTTCTCCCGGTGCGTGAGGACGTCGGGGGCCTCATACAGGACCTCGACGATCAGGCGGATTCCCACAGGTGGCTTCTCTCGGTTGTGCGGAGGGTGGTGTCACGTCCGGGGCGGGGCTCCGGGCCGGCCGCCCCGGACGGGCAGGCGGGATGGGTCAGGCGGCCCGGGGCGGGGGCATTCCCGGCGGGGCGGCGTGCCGGTCGAGTTCTTCGCCGGTGATGGCCTCGACGAGGGCGCACACGAGCACTTCGGAGGCGTTCGGCGTGACGGCGTTGCCGTACTGGCGGACCTTGTCGCGCTTGGAGCCGAGGACGACGTAGTCGTCGGCGAAGGACATGGCCCGCCCGATCTCGTGGGGTTCGAGCATCCGGAAGAGCACGTCGTCGATGTCGACCTCGCCGCGCACCAGCGCGTACCGGTCGCGGGTGGTGAGCGCGCCGATCGGCTCGTTCACCGATCGGGGGGTGCCGTTGCCGTAGTAGGGGACGAGCATGTGCTCCCACGTGAGGAGCGACTGGTGGCCGGCCGTGGTCATGGTGCGGAACGGTTCGGCCGGGGTGGTGCAGTGCTCGCCGCCGTCGCCCCTGCTGCCGTTGTTCCGCATGACCATGGCCGCCGGGGTGACGAGTCCGTGGTGGTTGCCGGACGCGGTCACGGTCGCGAGGGACTCGGTGACCGGGCGGGCCGTGGAGCCGCCGCCGCGGAGTTCCGCGATGAACGGCAGCCAGGCGAGGCCGGTCTCGTTGCGGGTCGTCATGGTGCGCAGCGGACCGTGCGCGGACTCGGCGCGTTTCCCGTCGCGGCCCTCGACGGGGATCATGAGCGGCGGGACGATCAGGGCGTCGTTCTCGCGGGTGGTGCGGGCAGGCATCGGCTCACCGACGCTGACAGCGGCTTCGCGCCAGGTGCCGCCGGCCGGGACCATCATCGGCACGGGCCGCGCGAACTTCCTGAGGCCCGCCTCGATGCGCTTGACGGTCTTGTCGGCGAGGGGCTTGGTCCGGTCGCCGATGCGCTGCCCGGGGATGGACCAGTCGATCGCCGCGGCGGCGGGGAGCGCCTCGGGCTCGACGATCCGGTTCCGGCAGGTGGCGTGGGGGCAGCGGTAGACGTACTGCTGCCGGTAGCGGCCCATGTCGCGGCTGGGGTCCTTGAACACCTGCATGGCCCGCACGTACTGATCGCAGCCGGGGCACCAGGCGCGGGGGCGGAGCCATTTGTCCCAGTCGGGGGTGCGGCCGAGGGACTCGTGCCAGTAGCCGACGTACAGGCGGTCGCGGGACTGGGGCGCGGCGTGGACGGTGCGCGGCTGGGCGTGCATGGAGTTGAGGGCGATGACGCGGGTGCAGTAGCCGAGCTTGTGGAGTTCGCCGAGCCACCGGCCCCAGTCGGTCCAGGCGCGGACGTCGGTGACGTTCTCGACTATCCCCGCCTTCACCAGGCCGCCGCGCTCCTGCACACCGCGCAGGTACAGGGGGACTTCCTCCATCAGGGCGCGGGACTCCTCCTCCAGGTCGGCCTCAAGGTCGTCGTCCTGGGAGGCGAGGAGGTCGAAGAGGCTGCCCTGCATGGCCAGGTCGAAGTCGCGTTTCCTGCCCTTCGCCACGGACCAGTTGGTGCACTCCGGGGAGGCCCAGAAGATGTCGGTGACGGGCCAGTCCCATACGGGCGCCTTGCGGATGTCGCCGCGGTAGTGGTCGGCGGCCGGGAAGTTGCTGGCGTGGGACTCGACGGCGAGGTTCCAGTGGTTCGCGGCCCGGGTGACGGAGACGCCGGGCACGGCGTGCATGCCCTGGCTGGAGCCGCCCGCGCCGCAGAACCAGTCCATGACCGCGAGGTCGGCCGCGTCGTGCCGGTAAGCGCTCATGCCGCCCTCCCCGCGATCCGGCGGTCGCTACGGCGGGCGAGGAGGTAGTCCCGTCCGTCGGCCGTGAGGAGGTAGGTCCCGACGGGCTTGCCCTTGGCGCGCGGGTTGATGGAGGTGACGTAGCCGACGTGGTGGACGGCTCCGGCGGTGTGGATGAGGGCCTGGAAGTACAGGCCGGCCCGCGTGCAGGCGTCCTCGGGGATCAGCTCGCGGATGTCGTTCATGCCGAACGGCTGGCCGAGGTCCGCGAGGTGGAGGACGGCCTGGTCGAGGAGCGCCTCGTCCCACCGGGTGACGGTGTGTGCGAGGGCGGCGAGTTCGCGGCGGGCGCGCGCCCGCGCTGCGGCGGGGGTCACCGGACGCCGCCGACGAGCCGGGCGAGCTGGGTGTCGCTGCCGCGCTCGAAAGCATCGGCGAAGTCGGCGAAGCCCGTCTCCTCGACCGCTACGGCCGCGCGGCTCCAGCAGTGCTGGCACAGCCAGAGCAGCGGCGGCTCGGCCTCGTCCCACGGCTGCTGTTCGCGCTGGAACTGGAAGACCACGGTGCGCTTCGCGCAGTGTTCGCAGCGTGCCTCGTGGGCGGTGGCAAGGCGAACCTGCTCCGCCTGCCGGGCGAGCCCGGCGAGGTTGTCATCCCAGCTCAGCCCGCAGCGTCGACAGTCGCCCGGGGCGCCCGGCAGGTTCACGGGCAGCGAGAAATGGTGCTTGCAGAGGGAGATCTTCATCGTCTGGCCTTCGGGGCGGGTTTTCACGCTGCGGTCCTTTCGGCGCGGAGGGTGGCGCGGACGGTCTCGACGCTGACTTCCAGCCGGGCGGCGATGTCCTCGGCCGGAATGCCGAATGCGGCGAGATGGCGGACCTCGGAGCGCCGGTAGTCGGCCAGTTGGTCCCGGTTGAGCGGGGTGCCGGTCAGCTGGGCGGCGGCTGCGGCGGGGTCGTCGATGGTGTCGTCGTCCCACGCGATCCACGGCTGCCAGTCGGCGGCCTCGGCGTACCGGCGGGTGCGCAGGGCGATCGCCGGGTGGATGCCGTTGTCTTCCGGCCGGAGCCCGGACACCGCAGGGCCCAGATTGCGGATGCTGCGTGCGACGCGGGCCCTCGTGACCGTGCGCCTGCCGCTGCGGATCGCGTAGACAGGGGTGGAGGCGATACCGATCCGGTCGGCCACCCATTCGGCGTTCCATCCGTCGACGGCCAGCGCCTGGAGCCGGCGGCGACTCCCGGTGGCGTCGATGCGGGCGCCGTCGGGGTAGTCGTCGAGGACCGGCCAGAAGCGCAGCAGCGCGTCGGCGGCCTCGGTGCGGATCTGCCTGGCCGGGGGCCAGCCGCCGCTGCCGTAGAGGAGGTGTTCCAGGGTGCCGAGGCCGACGCCCGTCCTCCCGACGATGGTGGCGACGCTCATCCCGGTCGCGCGTATCGCCTCGACGTGCGCCCGGACGGGCGTGGCGTCCGTGAAGGGCTGCCACTGCCCGTATCCGATGAGGCGCCGCCGCCGCTTCGCCCACCGGCTGAGCGCGGCGAGCTCGGCTTCCGTTCGTGTCCTTGTCATCGTGTGGTCTCCTGGTGTCCGGCCGCCCCGCACTGCCCGCGGGGCGGCCAAGCGGGCGGGCTAGTCGACGAGTTCGCCGTCGATGGGGTCCTCGTCGTCGGGGTCGGCGTCGACCGTGCCGGGAGCGGGCGGCGGCGCGACGGGCAGCGGCTCGGGGCGCTGCTCGTTCTCGACTGCGACCTGCGCGCGGATCTGCTCGCGCAGGTACTCGGCGGATGTCGGGACCCACTTGGTGAGGCGGTGCGCGGCGGTCTTCAGCCACATCGCTTCCTCGTCGGTGTTCCACGGCGACCAGTCCTTGGCGGCGCTGTCGGACTTGGCCCGAGCCGCGGCGATGTGCTTTCGGTTGAGGACGACGACCTTGCTGGTCGCACCGTCCTTCATGACGGCGTAGGCGTAGACGAGTCGGAGGCTTCCGCGGTCTTCGAGGTCCCAGTCGATGTCGTGGACGGGCCGGGCGTCGCGGCCGGGCCGGAACCGGAACTGGTCCTGGGTGTGGACGACCTCGACGATGACCGACGAGACGGCCCCGGCCCTGTACATCAGCTCGATCTCGCCCTGGTATCCGCGGACTCCGGTGACCTCGGTGGCGCGCTTCTTGTTGTTCCAGCGCGGCACGAGGTAGTAGTGCTCGGTGCCGGGCTCCAGGCCGAGGCGGGCAGCGTCCATCAGGACGGCGACGAACTGGCCGACGTCGTTCTGTGCGGCCTCCATGAGCTTCGAATCCCGGCGCAAGAGCCCCTGGGTGTTGCGAATCCACGCGCCGACGCGCTGTTGGAGGTGGCTGGGCATGACCAGGGCGAGGGACTCGCGGTACTGCTCGACGACGGCGGCGGGCCCGTTGTCACGGGTGGCGATGGCGGTGCTGATCTGGCTCATGCGGCGGTGTCCTTGCTGGTGTAGGGGTGGAGGGAGTGGGTCTCGCCGTTGCGGACGGTGCGGTAGGCGATCCGCCGTTCCCCGACGACGGCCCGCCGGCCGGTGCCGATGTGGTCGAGGAGGACCCCGCGGGTGCGCTGGAGCTCGTCGGCGGCCTTGCGGGCGCCGGCCTGGGCGGCCTCGTAGGCGGCGGCATCCTCGGCGGGCACCTGCACGTCGGTGTCGGTGAGGCCGTCGGGCTGGACGCGGATGGTCTGGTAGGTGGCGTCCGAGCCGTCGATGGGCGGGCGGATGCCGTGCTCCACCTCGTCGAGGAACGCCTCGGCGGCCCGCCGCAGCGTCCGAGCGTCGCCTTCGTCGTACTCGACGGTGTACTCGCGGTAGTCCCAGCCGCCGATGAGGACCGCGAGGTGCGCGGGCGCGGTGAGGCCGAGGGTGTCCTGCTGCCACAGGATCTGGCAGCGGTAGTGGACGGGGATCTCGTCCGTACCGGAGGGGCCCCAGTCGTCCCCGAAGGGACTGGTCTTGATCTCCAGCACGGCGGTCGGGCCGGTCGGGGTGAGGATGTCGACCGGGGCGGGGTGGATGAGCCGGTCGGGGGTGGCGCGCTGCCACGCCCGGTCGGCGTGCCGCCACGTGCCGGTCGGGCACGGAATGACCGAGGGGTGGTTGTCGGCCCACTTGGTGGCGACGGCGTCCTCCAGGCGGTTTCCCCACTCGGCGGCCGGGTTGTCGACCCAGGCGGGGGCGGGCAGGCCGGACTTCTTGTGCCAGAGGGAGAAATGGCTCTGGTACGGGGAGAGGCCGACGATCGCGGCGATCTCCGTGGCGGTGACGGTCAGGCCCGCGCGGGCCTCGTCCCACTCCGGCGTACCGGGGGTCAGGTGTCCGAGGAGGACACCGGTCGGGGTGCTGATCACGAGGTTCCTTCTGCCTGGGGTCCGGTGGGGCGGGGCGCAGGTCACCGCCCTACCGGACGGTCAGCGGGTGGTCGGGCCGGCGGTGTGGCCGGTGCAGACGCAGTCCTCGAACAGGCGGGCGCACGTCGGGCAGCGGCGCGCCGACGGCGGCGGGAGGGCGGTCACTCGTCGGCCTCCCCGTCGTACGCGGCAGCGACCTCCAGCGGCGTCACGACGTAACCGGTGGGCTCGATGTCATGGCCGGCGCTCAGTTCCTCCGGCGCCTGCTCGCTGTCGTCGTCCGGGACCCAGCCGAGGAACACGGTGTCGCCGAGCTCGCGCCGGACATACGCCTCGCAGTGCGCGCGGGCAGCCGCACGGCTGGTGTACAGGCCCATCGGGATCGAGTCGTGAGACGCGCGGTAGACGGTCAGCGGCTCGGCGGCGGACGGGGCGTTCTCCGCCTCCGCGATCGGCTGCTCCCCGGCGAGGAATTGCCGCACCGCTTCGTCGGCCCGGCCGGACTCGGCGTCCCGCTTCGCGAGCTGGCCCATCAGGAATCGCCGCTGGCCCTGGAGCCGCTTCACCTCCGGGCGGAAGCGGGCGGCACGCTCCCGGGCGTTGCGGGTGGCGACCCGCAGCCGAGCGGTGTCCTGCTCTTCCTCCCAGAGCGCCAGGCAGGTGCCTGTCAGCTCGTCGTGCGCCTTGTCCAGCTCGCTCCGCAGCCGCTCCACCTCGGCCAGGAGGAGGAGCATCGTGTCCTTCGCGCGTGCGCTGTAGAAGGTGATCGAAGACTCGGTCTTGAGGAGCGCACGGGCCTCAGCCAGCCGCTCCGGCGTCATCGGGGTCTCGGTCATGCCACACCCCGCATCTGCCCGAAGCGGGACAGCCGCTCGGCCACGAGACCGAGCTCGGTGTGGAGACGCGCCGCGTCCGCCTGCCGGATCTCGATCTGCGCGGTGTCCATGCTCGCGACGTCCTCGATCTCCTCGACCGCGGCGTCCAGCTCGCCCTCGCGGCGGATACCGGTCACGACGGCGGCGAGCGCGTCAAGGGCGGCGATCACGTCGTCGCGGGTGTCCTCGTCTCCCCACCCGGCGACGAGCTGCACGAGCGTGTCCGTGCGGATCTGGTCGACCCGCAGGGCTCCCGCGAGCCAGTCCGACCGGGACTCGATGCTCAGCGGCGGGCAGGTGGACGTGATGGTGCGGGTCATCGGCGGGCCGCCTTCATCTGATCGTGGTGGAGCAGGAACTCGTGGACTCGGAGGGTCGCCGCGTCGAACGCGGCCATCGCCACGCCGGACACGCAGGCCGCCACAGCAGCGGGCGCGGTACGCACGGCGGCCGGAAGGTGCGGGAGGTGCCACGCGTCGTCGGCGGCGGCCTTCGCCACAGCGCCGAGCGCGAAGCACGCGCTGGCGGACAGGTCAACCACCTCGAAGGGCGTCACGACGCACCGACCCACGGGGCGTCCGCGTGGTCGCACAAGGTGTCATCGCGTCCGCCCAAGCAACCGCTGCGGCAGGCCGCGCAGTCCGGGCACCACAGCTCCGGAACGTCGCCACAGACGTCGCACGCACCAGCCGCCCGCGTCTGCATCTCCAGCGCGGCAACCCGCTCCCGCAGCGCAACCAACTCGGCCGCCACCTCCGGGGACATCAGCAACTGCGCCGACTCCAGAGCGAACGCCGCCTGCGACGACAGGTCGTACGCCGACCCGTGCAGCCACGCCGCATCGATCGTCCGCTTCGCCAGCAAGGCGAGCTTCGACGTCATCACGCCGCCCTCGCCGACCGCAGCGCCGACAGAACGTGCTGCCCGTCCACTGCCACCGCGTGGACCTCGATGCGCACCGCAGCCCGACGACGCGTCGCCGCCAGCCCGGTCCGCAGCGTCCACGTCGACACACCCGACGCGTTGGAGACGGTCACCCGGCCGCCCAGCTCCGCCAGCCAGGGCGCCATGTCATCGACATCCGCCACCATCACGTGCACCACGTCCGGGCGCGGCACCATCGTCGGAGCAGGCAGCCCCGTCCGGTCGATGAGGACCTGCACCGCGTCCCCGTTGTCCCGGGTCAGCGCAAACGCTGACGGCAACGGAGCCTGTGGTAGGGCCAGAACCTGGGCCGATGGCCCGGGAAGATCGGTAGGATTCGTACTCACGGTTCCTCTTCTTTCTGAGTGGTTGAGGTGCCGAGGGGCTTCCTGGACCAGGCACGGTCCGGGCGGCCCCGCTTCATGTGGGGATCAGGCGGAGGCGGCGAACTCGTCGGACTCGTCGGCCGTCAACCACTGCTCGACCTGCGCGAGGTCGAACCGGCGCTGCCGTCGACCGCCGGAGGCCGTGCGCATGGACCCGACGGGGCAGCCGCGCTTGATCCACTCGTTGACGGTCCAGTTCGAGACGCCGTAGCGGGCCATGAGCTCGCGAGTGCTCAGGAGGGGCGTCAGACCGGTAGGGGCCAACACCTCAGTGCGGTCAGCGAGTGTTGGGGGCGCCATGGGGGTTCACCTTTCAACTGTGTCGGTTGAAACTGAGGGCATGTCGAAGTGGTCCTGGAGCGGTTCATCCATTGCCGTCGTGAGCAACCAGGCGGTTCGGAGGCGACATTCACGTGCGGCCGCCTGCCCAGCCCCGGTGACCTTGTAGACGGTGGCCGCACTGACCCCCCGCCCCGAGACGTCCACCTGCCTGGTGGCGGCGGCGAGCTTGGGCGCGGACAGCCCGTGGCGCTTCATAGCGTCTCGGAGTGGCTGGCCGCCGCCCTTGCGGATCAGCTTGGACATATGGGACCTCATGCCGTTGGTGACTTCGACACCCGAAGGCGTCGTCGTTGACACATTTCTACTGTGACTGTGTCAGTGAGGTCAAGTGAGAAGTAGTGAGTTTTCGAGGGGTCCGGCATCCCGGTAGCGCACATCGAATGAGTGTTCTATTCTGCTTGCATATGCCAATACGACGGCGCGTGACGGGGAGGTCGCACGCCGCGTTCACATCCCGCCACGCTTCTACTTTCACTTGCGAAAGTAGAAGGTCGACGGCACTCTTAAGCCCGTGGACCATGAGGAGCGCACCGAAGACCTGGCGCAGCTGCTCGCCCGCCTGAAGAGCACGTACGGCGTCGGCGACAGCGAGATCGCGCGCCGCATCGGCGTTGCCCCTGCCACCGTGAACTCATGGGTCCACCGCAAGCGCGGAACAGGCCGAGGGCCAGCCCGCGACAAGCTCGCCGCCCTGGCAGCCGCCTTTCCGAAGTTCAGCGAGGAAGCGATCTTCACGGCCGCCGGCCGGAAGGCACCAGGCCCCCTGTCACCCGACAAGGAAGCAGAGGTGCTGCGGTACTTCCGCGAGCTGACCGCCGAGCAGCAGGAAATCACCGTCGCGCAGCTCAAAGCGGTTACCGAGCTGAACCGCTGACCTGAACTCGACCTTCACAGCGCCGACTTGGTCACTCCCTGTCAGTTAACCGACACGGATGTTCGCATATCCGTCGCTAATTCAAACTTGACGGACTATGGTCCCCTCTACAGCACTGTGCTCCCCCACGGCCTGTCACCTGTCGCCTGCGCACCAGGGGGGTTCCATGTGCATTTGTGTTCAGTACGCTCCGCTCGACGCACTCGTGCCGTACGACGCCGTTCACCGCATCGTCTGCATCCCCGCCGACCTCCGGGGAACATCCCGCGCGCTGCCTGCTCTGCGGCGCGTTCTCGCCGCACTGGACATTCCTCAGCCGGACTTCGGTGCACGCTGCTGGTGCGGGGAGCCGGTCCGGATTCTCTCGCGAGTGCCCCAACAGCGAAGGAGCGGGCAGGAGATGGTCACACGCCATGGCGCCTAGAACCCTCAACAACCCGAGGCAGATCCGCAGCAAGCACTGCGGTTGCCAGCTCTGCATGCACGCCCATCCGCCCGAGCAGCATGGCGAGCGAAACCGCCGACGAGACTGCACCGGAGCGTGGCAGGCCCGATACCGCGATCCGGCAGGCAAGCAGAAGTCGAAGAACTTTCCCATCAGCGAAGGTGGGAAGAAAGCCGCGGAGGCGTTTCTGGATGACGTCCGCACCCGGGTTCGGCGGCGCACGTACAACGATCCCAAGCGCGGTGAGATCACCCTCAACCAGTGGTGGGAGCTGTGGTGGCCCGCGCAACCCGCACGCGCCGTCACGACGATGAACCGCAAACTGTCGAACTGGAACGCGCATATCCGACCCAAGTGGGGAAGGTGGCGCCTCTGCGACCTGGAGTTCATCGAGCTTCAGGCCTGGATCACGGCAGATGTGAAAGGGCACCACACCCGGAAGAAGGTGCTGGAGCTGATCACCGCAATGCTGCGTGACGCAGTTCGGGACGGGAAGCGAATCCCGTTCAACCCTGCTGCGGAGGTGGCGGTCGAGACCGCACCGAAGAAGCATGCCGACGATCTGCGACCGCCTACGCGCGAGCAATGCGCACTGATCCGGGAGCACACCCCTGAGTACTACCGCCCCCTGCTCTGCTTCCTGGAACAGACCGGACTGCGATGGGGTGAGGCGACCGGACTCCGATGGGAGAACGTCGACCTTGCGGCTCAGCACCTCAAGGTGAAGGAAGTGCTCAGCGAGGACAACGGCCGGCTCTTCCGGAAGCCTGCGCCGAAGTCGAAGGCAGGGTTTCGCACTGTGCCGCTGACCCCGGCCGCTGTCGATGCGGTGCAGACGATGGTCGATCGATGGCAGGCGCACGCCACGGTGACCCCGATCACGGACCCGTACGACCTAGCTCCTCACGAGTTGGTGTTCCGCGGACCGCAGGGCGGGGTCCTCACCCGCCACAACTTCCGCAGGACTTGGGTGCCAGCGATTCAAGCGGCAGGGATCGCCCGGCAGGTGGCCAACCCGGAGACGGGTCGACAGGAGTGGTGGCCGCGCGTGCACGACTTGCGCCACGTCTTCGCGACCTGGCTGAAGGATCTCGGCGTGAAGGAGAAGGAGGCGCAGACGATCCTTGGGCACGACCGTGGGTCGAAGGTGACGTGGATCTATCAGCACTCGCCGGAGGACGTGGCGGCTCAGGTGCTGGCCATGATGGCTCCGGAGGCTGCTGGTGTTCGATCGCTACGAGCGGTGTGAGAGCAAAGTCCACATGGAGTCCACAACGCCCCCTCACTAGTTCTCACTCGATCTCACTTGATCCTGTTTCCGCAGGTCACGCCCCCGAGGTCAGAGTCTCACTCGATCTCACTCGATCTCACTGGGCCTCACGCTCGCTTTACTCTTTCTCCTAAAGCGGGTGTCGCAGGTTCGAATCCTGCCGGGGGCAC